CATACGAAGCTGAGGATTTGTTCTTCCGCTATTTGATTTATCGCGATGCCCGTAAACGTGGTTTAGATATTGACGACGCGGTCGACTATTCGCAGCAATTTATTTTTACCTACGACGACCTGCCCAAGGGCGCCCGTTTGGCCCGTGACTTTGCGTTGCCGTTCTTCAGTTACACATACAAAGTCGTGCCGGTGCTGGCCCGTACAGCGCTTGAGCACCCGATGCGATACGCTGCCCCAGCTGCTGCACTCTACACAGTCAACGCGCTTATGTACGCCATGGCTGCCAGCCTTGGCGGCGGTGAGGACGAAGACTGGTGGACCGTCATCCGCCGATACGTAACAGACCCTGAGTTCCGCAATAGCGCACGCGCCATGGAGAAGCAAGAGCGTGAGAACTTGCCGCCTTGGATGAAGGGCGCCAGCGCCACGTTGGCTACGCCAAAGGCTATCCGCCTTGGCATGGACGACGTGACCAACCTGCCCGTGTTTTTGGACGTAAGCCGGATCTTCCCGGGCGGCGACTTGTTAGATGCAAGCGCCAACGCTGGCGGCGTCCCGCTTTTGCAACCAATCACGCCAAGCAACCCAGTGCTCAACACTGTTGGCGCAATGATCTGGAACAAAGACCCGTTCTTTGGCAAAGACATTGTCGACAAGAACGACACCAGCGCAGAGGCTGCAGCCAAACGCGGCAAGTGGTTGTGGCAACAGTTTGCCCCAGCAATTGCAATTGGCAACTACCACTGGGATCGTGCCCTTAACGTGATGGCTAACGTGACTGGCCAAGAGATCCTTGGCTACACCGGCACGGGCAAAGACGGCCTGCCAGTACAGCCCGGCTTTGCGGCAATGCAAACCTTGGGCATTAAAGCAAGACCGATCGACCTTGACTTGTCAGAGCAGATCAACAAGTCCCAGCAACTCAAGTTGATCCGGGACATGGAGGCCGAGATTCGTCAGCTTGATCGCCTTGAAAGAAAAGGCGCTATCGGTGAAGAAGCTGCTGAAAAGCAACGCGAACGACAGCGCGAGAAGATCGAGAACGTCAAGGCTGGTCTGACGGTAGAGGGTGAGGAGCGGAAATAGTTTTCTGATCCCTGACCCAGAGGGCAATGCCAGCCGCCGTGTCTCCGGGCATGGCGGCTATTTTCTTTGAGATCTCATCTAGTGTATCGTTGCGTGTGTCAGTGGCCAATTCAATAAGACAGCCAATTGCATCGGCTGCTAGTTTTGGATTGGCCAACACAAAGTCTTCGGTCCATATCTTCATAGTTTGTGCCTCAGTAGTTCGCGACATTTTGCTTTCATCTCAGGTGTAAAGTCCGGGTGGAATGCTGCTATTGAACAGTCGCGCCGCACCTCGTGCTGCGGGTCCATTTGCACCAAATAAATTACCCCGCCCCAAAACAAAGCAATGAAAACAAACACAAAAAAATAAATTACTTTGTTGCTCATTGTGCGCGCCTCCATTGCGTGCGCGGGGCAGCGGGTTGTTCTGTGCGTGACAGATAAAAGTGAACCAAATAATTGAATATCTGGGTGTACGTCATTCGGATGCCCGTGTCTTTGGCCAGTTGATCGCGTATGTCGTCGATGCTTTCAGACACCGGTAGTGTGATTCGTTTGGTTTCGGATTTCATGCTGCCACCGTTAGTTTAACAATCGGCCGGGCTTTGCCACCCCGGATTTCTTTTTGAATAAGATCTACGGCCCGCTCAATGTCAAGCACCGTAGCCGCATCAAGCTGGGCGTCGTGAATTTCCATGGCTAATTTAAGCGCTACCATTTCAGGGCCCCTGCAAATAAAGTGTTCGGTTGCCACGCCTCTTTGCGCTACGGCAAGCAGCGCATCCTGAGCCTGCTTAATTTCTTTGACCCAGTCAGCGCCCATTTCATCCCGAAGCCGGGCAAGCGCCTCGACCATATTGAACGCGCCAATCAAAACATCAATGTGCGCTTTGCCGGCCTTGCCTGTGCAAAGAAGATCTAACGCAGTGTGATTTTTAATTCGCAAATCCAGCGCTACGCTGACGTCATCAAACCTTTGAAGGCCCGACATAACATAAGCAATTGTGTCAAGGCGCACGCCCTTGGGCCTGTACTTGCTGCGCTTTCTCATCAGTCAATCTCCTTCATGTAGTACTTGGTCTCAAAGCCGTCGCCTCGCAACGGCAAGCCGGGCGCCCATGTAATAGCTTCGCCCATAATCTTTTCGGCTTCTTTCAACGTGCCGCCTTTCATCTCCATGATGATCTCGTCGTGCACCGTGGCCAGCTGCGTGTAGCCTACATAGTCTAGCGCCAGCATCGACTCGGCTAAACAATCACGAGCCACCGCCTGAGTGATGTTCTCCACCAGCTTGCCGCCGTACGTAGACAAGCGCGTCCACTGTTTGGTCTTCTGGTCCTGCCCTTCGTACGTCAAGGACCCCGCTCTGGCCGCAATGAACTTGCCGCCTGAGCTGGTCTCACGCACAAGGTCTTCAACCTCAATACGTGGTTTTACGTAGAACAGTTTGCGCTTGCTTGGCAACTGGATCGTCAGGAACCCTGACTCATAGGCAAACACTAGCCAAGCCCGGGAGTTTTTAACTGGGCGGCCGTCTTCATAAAACGCAACCATCTGGCCCGCAATGGGTAGGACAACAGACCTCTTGCCCAGCACCGCTTCCTTGGCCGAGCGCTCGCACGCGTACCAGAACTGAACGATCTCAGGGTTGGCCCCGCGCCACGCTTCTTTGATAGGCTCAAGCTCATCCTCTGTGAGCCCCATCTCCAAAGCGCCCATGGTCTTGAGTGCGCCGGCTCCGCCTTGGTATCCCAAAGCCAGCTCAGAGATCTTGCCCTTCTGCCGGTACGGACTTTTCTTCGTGACGCTGCCGGCCGGCAAGTTAAACATTTGTTCGGCCGACGCTTCGTAGATCTTGCCGTGTGTGGCAAACACATCCAGCCGCCACTGGCACCATGCCATCCAAGCGATCACACGGGCCTCAATGGCGCTGAAGTCGACGATGATGTACCTGCACCCCTCCCGAGCAACGAACGCCGTCCTGATGAGCTGTGACAGCGTGTCAGGCACATTGCCAAACAGCAGCTCAAGTGTTTCGTAGTCTCGCTTCTTCAACAGGTTGCGGGCCAAGTCGATGTCACGCAGTTTGTTCTGCGGTAGGTTCTGCACCTGCACCAGACGACCAGCCCAACGGCCTGTGCGGTTCGCGCCGTAGAACTGGGTCAAGCCTTTGACCGCGTCGTCGGTGTCGCACATGGCTCGGGCCATGGCGTGGTACTTGGACACGCTGGTCTTGGCCATCTCTTGGCGCAGCTCCAGCACGCGGCGCACCGTCGCACTGTCCGTAGATTCAAGAACCTTGGGCACGCTCTTCTTGGTCAGGTCGACGATCGTGTCGTCGTCCTCTTCAGTCTGCAACCACTTGAGCAATTGGTCCCGAGAGTTGGGGTTGTCTAAACCTGTAAGAGCAATGGCCTCTGCGGTCATCCGCGCTTTGAAAATGTTGTCGCACTCAATGGCTGCGTTGACCAACTCGCGGTCAACCTTAATCCCAATGCTCATCATCCGTTGATCAAGGTGCCACAGCTTCCACTCTTTGTCGGGCACGGGAAACTTTGCAATCCGTGTTGCGATCTCGCGCTCTGACTCAACGTCGCGGGCGCAGTATTCTTTAAACAGCGCCCACTTGTCAGGGTCGTGCTGCGGTAGGTTGCGCACGCGGCCGCCGTTCTTCAATGTCGGTTTGCATGGCAGGCAAAAGTAACGGATCAGCGCCCAGCCCGACATCAGCTTTTGCTTGTCGGCTCCGAGGCCTAACACCTTGCCTACTTCACCGAGGCTGCCGGGCAAGCCAAGATAAAGCGCATGCACGCTGGTGCAACGCCATTGCTCTCGCTCAAGGTTTGCGTCAAGTATCCTGTTCAAGCAGGCTATCTCAAACGCTGCGTTGTACGCGGTCTTGGTAACCGCCGGGTCGTACAGTTTAAGTAAAAGCCAGTAGGGTAGCTTCTCACCTGCTGCCAAGTCGATGACGTTAACGTCACTGTCGCCAAACGCGTAAGCAAACAACAGCACTTCGAAGTTGTCCGACTCAACGTACTTGTGCACGCCACACTTTTTCAAGTCGACATCGCTGTACGTCTCAAGGTCAATTCGTAGGGTTGTCATCTAATTGTTCCAGAAGTAATTGGATCAGGTGCTCGTAATGACGCACCAAGATCCAAAGCTCTTCGTTAGACAGGTGTGACGTCTGTTGCGTCATCTGGTTCTACTGCTAAGACTTGCGTCTTTTGCAGCTCTTCCATTTGATACATTGCTTGGCCGCGAATCTCCATGAAGAGATCCGCCACCTGCTCGTGCGGCAACTTTGCCAATGCGGCCAACACCAGCTCAACGCCGGCGGGGACCATCTTGATTGACAGGACTGGGGGTTTAGTTTGTTCGGTCATATTGTTCTTTCAAAAGCAGGGCCTGCTACAGCCCCGTTAATCAATTCAGGAAATCGTCTTCAACAGCAGTGAAGTCGTCGGCTGCGTTGGACACGCTGCCACCTAGAGGCTCGCCGTCGGCCAGCTTCTGCACGTTGTTCAAATAGAACTTGATGCCCTTGTTGCCGTCGACGTTGTACGCCGCAGGCATGATGGACACACGGCCGTAGCAACCGCTGTACAACTCTGACTTGTCGATGATGTCGTTCTTTTGAGCATCAACAACGCCGGGCCTGTTGTACGTATTGGCATTGATGAAGTAGTGGCCCTTGTACTCTGGGTACTTCTCAGTGTCGCGGTCTGTGTCGCCGTCACGCAAAGGCGTCTTGAAGCTGGCCAAGAACTTAGAACCCCAAATGGTTACTGCCTTGGGGTCAGTCTTAAACTTGTCAACAGCGCCGTTGATTTTGGCCAAGGTCTCTTTGTCTTTCTTGTCAATCAAAATCATGATTGAGTAAGAACCTTTTTCATCAGGTGTGAAAACGTTCTTGGTGAAAGAGAGGCGAACTTTGCCTGTGATAACTTTGTAGTCGGTAGTCATGTTTGTCCTTTAGACTGGTTTAGAAAAATCATCAAGTGCGGATACACGAGATGTAAGTGCTGGCCTCTTGTCCCCTTCGGGCACCAGCGTTGGTTTGCCTTCGGGCTTGGTGATCAGATCCCCCAGCACCTCAACAAATTTCTTTTTACCGATCGCCTTCTCCATGGCAGTGATGCCAAGCAGGCTGCGCTCGTATGCAATTTCGTCAGGGACCTCGGCGTCGCGCAGCGCTTTGGCCACGGCGTCTTGGTCGCTGTACTTGCGATTGCTTCGGCCCTCGACCAGCTTGTAGCCGGGGACTGTCGTACCTTTCTCGGCCTGCTTGAGTGCATGGGCCTTCAGGTCTGTAAACCAATCGATCACAGCGTCTGCGCTAGGCAGCAACTGGGCGATGCGGTCCAGTGTCAATGTGTCCACTGCCGGTGGCAGCGAACTGAACTCTTGCCTTGCTACAGCAAGCGCGCCTTCTGCGCGTGCAGGGCATGTGTACCTTGCTTTGCAAAAACTGCTTGTGCAATGAGGCCCGGGGACAAACGTACCCTCGCCATCCCAAGCCAGCTTGGCTGCTGGCACAACTGCCTCGTCCGCCCACTTGAGCAGCTCGGCTATTGAAAGCTCTTCGCTGCTGTAGTTGCCAAGGCGTGGCTGCAATACGGTCATGCGCACTTTCTGTATGTCGTACAGGTCGGCCAACTCGTTGTAAGCACCGAGACCATACAAACGCATTTGGCTGTTGCTCTTCGCGTCAACAAAGATGCCCTTGCCGTATTTCAAATCCAGCACCTCGACAAGCTCGTCAGTGATGATCACAAAGTCGCCAGTGCCGAAACCTTCTGGCACCCAACGGCTGAAGTCAAGCCTGCGCTCAACGTAGAACACCGGGTCCTTGCACCTAGCACGCGCCGCCTTGATCCGCTCGATGCAATAGTCCACCGACTCGCGCACGTAGTCGACAAGCGCTGGTGAATCAAAGTGCATCAGCTCGTTTGGCAAAGGCTCGACCTCGCGGCCAAGGTAGTGCAGCAGCTCCTGCTCAAACACTGCATGGGCAAACGTACCTTCGCGGGCAAACTCGCTGCCCTCGTCTGGGAACGCTTCTTCCATGCGCGCGCTTGGCGTGCAGGTCATCCACTTCTCACTGCCAGATGCGGACAGTTTGGCGTGTGCTAGTTCGATGGTCATAGCTCGGCGCCCGGCAAGATGATGCGGCTTGGTTCTTTGACGGCCACTTCTTCCACTGGGTCCGGCGTCTGCGACCACTTGACCGCGTCGGCCATGATCTTTGCAATGTTGTCTTGCATGTACAGGCCAATGATTTCCGCTGTAGTAAATACCAGCTTGTCCTCAGTCATGAAAGGCTCAACGCTGCCATGAACCATGACCTCGTCTTCCTTGTCCTCAATGATGATCGTTACTTTTGCCATTACTTTTTCTCCTCTATGTCATAAAACCAATCGTCTCCGGCAGCCCACTTGCGCGTGCCGTCAACAGTCCATAGTCTTTGCGCTGCTTGAAAGTCCGGGTGCTTTGTCTCAGCAGGAATCAAAGACTGGTCGTACCACAGGCAACGGTTGTTTGGCTGACAAGCAAACTGGCCGTTGTCTAGTTGGATAAAGTTAAAGCTCTTGTGCTCTTCAGCCGTCTCAGTGAAACCAGTGTCTAGGTCCATACCGTCGGCGCAGAAGTCTACGGTAAACATGTATCGACCAAAATGCCACTCTTTGTTTTTGCCCAAGAACTTCACACCCAAATTGCGCAGGCCAATCTTCTCAACGATTGTGAATCGATAGCCCATGCAGTCCCACAATTGCAACGTGTCAATGGGCAAGTTGCCGGCGTCAGCGTGCCAGACGTACGCATGTATCGGCAGCTTGTCGTACAGCGCGCCATAGTTGGGCAGCAACGATTCAATGCGGAACACTTGGCCACGCAAGGCTTTAAGGCTGACCCAAATGGCCGGCTCCAACTCGCCGTGACCCTTGTGGTCGTTGTACAAAAACTCGCGCTTCACAAAGCATTTAATTGGTGGCAGCGATGCAATGATGTAGCTCACGTGATGATCCTCATAAAAGCATTACACCTAGCGCATTTGTACATTGGTTGGCCCTCAACGGGCTCCCAACGATGTTGGCACGCATTCATGTTTACGCTGCCCCCATGTTGCCTAGCAACTCAGCGTAGCGCTCGGGCGGCACTGCGCTCAGGTTGGCGCAGCCAACGGTCTCAAACAATTCTTTGAGTGGCTTGCCCTTTTCTTTGTAGGCCACCAGCTTGGCGCGCACTTCCTCAAGCGTGATAGCGGGTGCAGCAGGCGGCGTCTCTGGCTCAACGGCCAGAGCCGGTGCGGCCTTGACTGCCTTGGGCTTCTTGGCTGGCGCCTCCGACTCAGTGGCGGGGGCGGGGGCGGGTGTGGCCTCCAAGAGCTTGGTCATAGCCCAAGCCAAGATCTGAACTTGATCTGCGTTCTGGGGGTTAAAGGTAATCGTGATCATTGAAAAAACTCCTCTGGTTTCTGGTTGATAAAATTTGCGGCCCAGTATCTGGCCACGTATTCTTTGGTCGTGAGAACATCACCGTTCTTGGGATAAAGTCTTGGGCATGGCTTGCGCAACTCGGCGCGGCGCTTGGCCATGTACTGGCGAACTGCTTCGTTTGGGTATTTCATTCTGCTGACTCCTTGTTGGCATCGACAAGGAAAGCAGACAAACGCTTGATGCGGTCTTGGTGATAAGATGAAATTCGGATTGCGTACTCGGCTGCGCTTTGCGATTGAAGTAACTGCCGGCGCGCTTCTTCAAGCTCGCGTGCAGCAATCACTATCGCGCTGGGTGCCTTGAAGAAATTCAAGAACCCTTGGTAAAGATCATTCATGGTTTAGTCCTTTAGGTTGGTTTAGAACCCTCATGATAGCATTGCTTTCATCGCGTTTGCAATGCACCTGTGAAAAATAAATTTATTGCATGTTACATGTAAACAACGCTATCATGGCAGCCCATGACTACAAGTGAAATCATCAGCCGCTTCGGCGGCCCCGTTAATCTAGCCCACTACCTTGGCATACGCTCTCAAGCCGTGTCACTGTGGGCCAGCAAGGATCGCATACCCATGGCGCGCGTACCTGAATTGGTACGTGTCTCGCGGTTGCTGCGCCTTGGCCTGCGTGCTGAAGACATGAGGCCTGACATTGATTGGGACGCCCTCAAGGGGCGCCGGTGATAGAACTTAGATTAGCCTTGTCCCTTCAAGCGATGCGCGCGATTGCTGAGGGGGCGGAGTTGGTGTTTGATGTGGAAGAGGAAGGTGTGCGCATGTTTGTGTCTTGTGATGATGAAGCGGTCAACGCTTTTCACACACAGGTACAGCGGGCGCTCCTGCACATGTTGCCTATCAGCGACATGCCGAATTAAACCGAGCCGGCCGGATGCCGGTGTTGTATTTAGGAGATGTTATGTTTACTCGCGTTGAGTATTACAAGGATCTTTTGGCCGACTGCATAGACGCGGTTGATCAAATGAAAATTAGCGAAGAGCACCAAGGTGTTGTGATTGCAGCGCTGATCCAGTCCGACAGCTACAACGGTATACGCAAAGCAATGCTGCAAGCGACAAGCCCCACGTTTGTGATGCAGCGGGGTGACCGGTCATGACTCGCCCCGAAGTACTGGCGCTCAGCCTAGACAACATACCCCAAGACCTGCAAGCGCTGGACCGCTGGGTCCTGTGGAAGAACGTGCAGCGCAGCAAGCCCAACGGCGAGAAGGTCTGGGCCAAGATGCCGCTCTCTGCCAAGGGCGGCGCAGGCAGCTCAACCGATGCGGCCACATGGGCTTCATTCGGTGCGGCCGTAGACGAATACCCGCTTGGCGACTACGACGGTATTGGCATTGTGCTTGGTGGCATGCTGCACGGCATCGACCTAGACGACTGCCGCGACCCGGTCACCGGGGTGTTGTCGGATCTGGCGCAAGAGACGCTCGACAGAGTCGAGGGCTACGCCGAGGTATCGCCGTCTGGCACTGGCCTGAAGATCTTCACACAGACAAACCTTGACGGGAGTCGGACCAAAAAAGAGGCTGGCGTTGAGCTGTACAAAGACGGCCGTTATTTCACAGTGACTGGCCATGCGATCAACGGCCACGCGTCGCTGCCGGTGCTGCCGCAGGACCTAGGCTGGATGATTGCAAAGGTGTGGGACGAAGAGATGGGCGCGGCAGGCGGTGACGACGAAGACGGCTTTGCCAACCTGAAGTTCGCTCTTGACGGCTGGGAGCTTGACCGCGTGGTCGATGAAGTGCTCGTGCACCTTGACCCTGATGTGGGGTACGGCGAGTGGCTCAAGGTCGGTGCGGCACTGCACCACCAGAGCGGCGGCGACCCTGAGTGGCTTGAGGCTTGGGATAACTGGAGCGCGGTCTCTGACAAGTGGGTATCTGGTTACTGCGCTGAAAAGTGGGGGACGTTTAGCCAGCAGCGCGCGACGGGTCGAGGAGCAGTGACGCTTGCGTCGCTGCTGCACATGACTAAAGACAAGCGGGATGTGGCCAAGCTGGACAAGCGCGATGTGGCTCTGAGTGCGGTGATGGACATGGTGGCTGCGTGCACAGACGTGCGCCAACTGCAAGAAAAGATCGCGGCTGGCATTGCACACACTGCCGAAGTGTCGGACGTGGAGCGCGAACAGATCGCAGTTGCGATCCAGATGCGGGCGAAGGACCTTGGCACGAAGCTGCCCCTGTCAACTGTACGGGGGTGGGTTCGGGCAAGGGTCAAAGTCTCGGGCGGCTTCGTCAACTTGAACGATGAGGGTTATCCCTTATGCACGCTTGACAACTTCTATGTGCTGATGGACAAGTTGCAGTATTCGGTCAGATACAACGTGATCAAGAAGGCAATCGAGCTGCTTATACCGGGGAGCGCCTTCACACGTGACAACCGTGACAACGCGGCCATCTCACACGTCCTGTCTGAGTGCGAGAAGGTGCGCATGCCGACCAAGCACGTTGCTCAATTCCTGATCACCCTCGCAGACAAGAACCAATACAACCCCGTGGCCACATGGATCGATTCAAGGGGGTGGGACGGTGTGTCGCGGCTTGACGACTTTTATGCCACTGTGCGGGTGCCGGCCGGGGGCGAGAAGATGAAGCGCAAGCTCATGCGCAAGTGGCTCATCCAAGCGGTGGCTGCAGCGTTCAGCCCTGACGGCATTGCCGGCCAAGGCATCCTGACTTTCGTTGGCCCACAGAACATCGGCAAAACAACTTGGTTCCAGAGGCTGGCGCCGGCCCACCTTGACGCGGTGCTGACAGGCCACACGCTTGACATGCGTTCCAAGGACTCGATCTTCATTGCCCTGTCCTATTGGATTGTCGAGCTGGGTGAGCTTGACGCGACGTTCTCAAAGTCTGAGATTAGCGCGTTGAAGTCATTCACAACGCAGGCCATGGACAAGCTGCGCCGGCCATACGCCGCAACAGAATCGAACTTTGGTCGCCGCACCGTGTTTGGCGGAACGGTCAACGAATCTCAATACCTGAGTGACCCAACAGGCAACCGCAGGTTTTGGTCGATCGAGGTTGACGGGTTTGATTTGGACAGCGGTATTGACATTCAGCAGCTTTGGGCCGAAGTGAAGGGGTTGTGGGTTGGGGGCGAGAACTGGGCCCTGAACATGCAAGAGATGGGCGAGTTGAACACCCACAACGAGGAATTTACGGTGGTCGATCCGATCGAGGAGCGCGTGGCGGCCGCATTTAACTGGTCGGAATTGGGGCTTGGAAGCGATTTGTGGGTGACGGCAACCGATGCGCTAATGAAGATTGGGGTGCGCGATCCGTCAAAAGGGCAGACGATTACGGCCGGCAGGGCATTGAAGAAGTTGAACGGCGGTCAGCGCAAAAAGACGAACGGACGTGTGGTTTTCTTGGTTCCTGCCGATGAGCCTGAGTTTTCAGGGTAATAGGGGGTCTATTACCCTGCCTATTACCCTGCCCTATTACCCTGACTTAAGTCTTTGAAATCATTGAAGAATATAGTAGTTAGGGTAATAAGGGTAATAGAAAAAGATATACATATTTTAGGAAGATGATACTTGACAGTTGTGGCAAATGTTAGTGTTTCCCAAAGGTATATATAGGAAATCAATTGCCCTGTAATGCCCTATTACCCTGCGATTGGAAAAGTGATGTTGGAGAAGAAGATTGAGGAGCGACTGAGGAAGAAGGCCAAAGAGGCTGGTGGGCTGGCGGCCAAGTGGGTGTCGCCGTCCATGAGCGGGGTGCCTGACCGGATTGTTTTTCTGCCGGGGGGCAAGATTATTTTTGTGGAGCTGAAGCGGCCGGGCGAAAAGCCAACGCCACTTCAAAACCGAATTATTGAAATGCTGAGGGGGCTGGGCGCCGATGTGCGCGTGGTCGACTCGATGGAGAAGGTAGATGAAATTTTCCGCTAGACCGGCGCAAGCCGTGACAATTCAGAGAATGCTGGACGAGACTTACCAGCTAATTGCCCTTCGCATGGGCGCCGGAAAGACGGTGGCCACCTTGACTGCGGTCATGCGGTTGGAGATGAAGACCCTTGTGGTGGCGCCTAAACGGGTCGCAGAGCTCGTGTGGCACACGGAAGCGGCTAAGTGGGACCACCTATCCACCTTGCGTGTTTCGAAGGTGCTGGGGCCCGTTAAACAACGAATGGAGGGGTTATTGCAGGACGCGGACGTGTACGTGATTAACCGGGAGAACTTCCGTTGGCTGGTGGATTTGGTCAAAGAGAGCAAAGAGCCTTGGCCGTTTGAGTGCGTGGTGATTGACGAAAACCGGGGTTTCAAGGACCGGGCCAGCAAAGCGTGGCAGGCGTTGAAGTCGGTGCGCAAGCAGATCCAAAAGCTGTACATCCTTACAGGCACACCAGATCCCAACGGCGATTTGTTGGACCTGTGGGCTCAGATCAGCATCATGGACAACGGCAAAAGACTGGGCACCGGGATCACCAAGTACCGGGACAAGTGGTACGTGCCAGACAAACGCAATGGCCAAACGATCTACAGCTGGAAACTCAGGAAGGGTGCGAGGCAAGAGATCCAAGAAGCGGTAAGGGATGTGATGGTCAGCGTGGACAGCGGTGTTGAGATGCCAGAGCGGATCGACAACGTGGTCCAAGTGACTTTTGACATGAAGCAATACCGCGACATGGAACAGACCATGGTGAGCGGAGCCGTGATGGCGGTCAACGCTGCAGTGCTGGCCGGCAAGCTGGGCCAGATGGCCAACGGCGCGGTGTACGACGACAACCGGGTTGTGCACCCGATACATGACGCCAAGCTGGATGCACTCGAAGAGATCGTGGATCAGGGAGAGCCGGTGCTTTGCTTCACGGCGTACGTGCACGACATGGACCGGATCAAAGCAAGGTTTCCGGACGCGGTGCAGTTTGACGGCGAGGCTTCATTGGCCCGCTGGCAGGCCGGAGAGATCAAGTTGATGGTGATGCACCCAGCAAGCGGCGGTCACGGCGTGGACGGCCTTCAGGTGGGCGGCAATGTGGCTGTTTGGTTTGGTCTGCCTTTTAGCTTGGACCTGTACGAGCAGGCCAACGCAAGGCTTCACAGGTCAGGACAAAAGAATGAGGTTGTCGTGCATCACCTTGTGGCTGTTGGCACAATCGACGAAAGAATCATGGCGGTACTTGCAAGCAAGGGCAACATGCAGCAAGCACTGATTGACGCGGTCAACGAAGCAAAGGGGAAGTGATGTTTAAAGAGCGGATCACAAAGGCGCAAGTGTCAAAGAATTTGGGTGAGGTCCCGGTCAACGAGATTGGCGACATTGACTTGGTGAGGGCATGTGGGATGGCTGGCGCAGCCAACCCGCTGGGGCTGGCGATTTGGCGGTGGCGATATGCGGGCGATACACGAGAAGTGTTTCGCATTGCAGAGGCTTTGGTTGACATGGGTCACGAGCCCTTGGTGGTTTACAACGTGATGCACCACTTGTCCAAAGACGTGTGCCCGGTGTGCCATGGCAGGGGTTACAACGTCATCAAGGGCGCGCCGGTCTTGAGTGATGAGATTTGTTTGGATTGCAGGGGTGCAGGCCGCAAAGAACTAAAAGGCGAAGCAGAAACAAAATTGGCCGCCGCAATCACCCGCATGGAGCAGGAGATCGCAGCGGCCATCATGAAGAAGTTAGCTAGGCAGATTGAGTTCTGATTACTTGGTTGCAGTGGGGGCAAACGTCCTTGTCTTCACGCCGTTTGATGGCGCGGTGAACAGCGGACTGGTTGATGCCAAGAGCCTTGGCTGCTGCGTAGACGGTCATGCTGTCTTTCTCGACAAGATCAACAGCCATCATGGTTCGTGACTTGGTAGCAGGGTCAAGGTCTTTCTCTTTGGCCCAAACAGCCACCGCAGTTTCGGGCCATTCATCGGGCTTGGTCGTGTAAGCCGAAGCAGAGATCTGGCCAGCGTTGTCCCAAGCAACAAGGTATTTAACGTCTGGGTTTTCTGATGTTTCGCGAAGTTTGTTTTTGAGATTAGTTGACCAGTTGTTGGTTTGCAAAAACTCGTCAAGAGTTTGATGTTTCATTTGAATTTCCTTTGTATGTATTTGGACCAGCAAGCGGCACAGATCCACTTGAGGCTTGAGATTTCACAGCCGCCTTCAATCAGCCGACTCTTGTTGCACGCGTCGCACTTTTGCCAAGCGTTCATCTTTATATTCCTTTAAAACTTTTTTAGCCCGGTTCTTAATTCGCAACCGAACACGGGAGGTCTCGGTGAAGCCATCATACGGAGGCATGTTAAGCAAAGCCTCGAGGGCCTTGGCAAGGTCGTCAATCAAAATGGCCTCCATATCATGAGGTCCATGAAGAGGACGATAATTGCGAGGGCGTAGACGGTTGCGTATGCGTAGTTCAATCTAAGGTCTCCTGAATGTTGTCTGCAATTTGATTGAGGTCATCTATGACGGTGTCGAGCATGTCCAAAGCCGAGTCAAGGGTGTTAAGGCCTTCGCTTGCGGCCTCTCCTTTTTCTGACTGCTGCAGGCTTTCGGGCATGTTGTCAAAGGCTTCACGTTCTTCGTCAACAGTGATGCTAAAGTCAGTGTAAATGTTTGAGGCCTCATCGGCCGCAGCACGTAGCCGGTCGATGAGGGCGTGTAGTTCTTTGCGTCTTTTGACGTTCATGGTTTTACCTTTTTCAAGAGCAGTTGTTCTTCGTAAGCAAGCAAAATGATCTGATCCATCTTTGCGTCGATAGCGTCTTCAGTCGCCGAGGACACCAAGAAGTTGGACCCGTAGTTCTGTTTGATCTCCCGGGGCACACCGGGTATGCGAAACACGGTGCTGAATTCACGAGCCCGATTGCACAGGCCGTTGTTGTACAGATCGTAGTAGCAGTTCACGGCCTTGCGAAACTTCTCAAGGTATTTGTTGGTCACCTTGTTGTCAGGCACTTCACCAAAACTTGGCAGCAGTTTTTCAAGCGCATCTGCTTCGGCCTGATACAGGCCTTTACTTTCCCAGTATGTACTCATGATGTCTCTCCTTTCAATTTCATTTGACGATCTCGAAGGGCGTCGATCTCCGCCCAGAGCTTGACTGCGTAGTCAGGGTTGATGTCTTCACCCCAGATATTGAGGGTGTCGTGGCAATCAAACAAAGCCCGGCGGCAGGTGTAAAAGTCGTAGGCCTTTGCCTTGTTGGCAAAGACCGCGTAGTGGTTGTTGTAGTTCATGCAACCTCCTTCAAAGCGTAAAAGGCAAAGACGTCTTGCTTGATTTCAGCCCAACGCGCAACGGCGCGGGCCTGTTGAGCTTCGACATTCTTGTCGGTGCAGCGAACTTTCTTGCCGATCTCAAGGACCTTAAAGTAATCGGCAAAGACGGCAAACGTCACAATGCCGGGCTGGTTTACAAAACCAATGCTGGCGTAGGTGGCCAAGTCACCAACAGAATTTTTTGAAGTTGTAATGCTAAGCCGAGCAGGGCGGCCGTTCAAATCAAAAGATTCCTTGGTCTCAGCTGTCCAGCTTTTGTTGCCCCAACGTTCACGGCGAATAAGTGTTTCCATGGTCAATCTCCAAAAGGTTCTGACATCCGGTCAGATCGGTAGTGCGATCGCACTGCATAGAGCACCCAGCGGGTGCCCTACACGCTACGATCAAGCAGGCATCAAAGCAGACAGAGCGCGCTGCTTGAGGTCAGCGCCAGCGCCCCACTGAGAAGCCACGAAGCGGTTCTCGTCAGAGCGAGCACGGACGTGGTGGTCAGCGTACTCTGTGAACGCGTTGAGCAAGCCCCAACGTGTGCCCATCACGCCGTCCATCTGAGCGCCCATGCCGGCGCCGTTGAACAACGACAGGACCTTCTTGAAGCCAGCAGCTTCGCGGACCTTCTCGCCGTTGCCAAAGATGTTGGCGGTGATCTCACCGGCCTCTTCTTCAAACAACTCGATGTTGGACAACTTGACAACGTTGTGGCGGAAGGCGTCCCAAGCTGCAGTGTTCAGGCCCATGAATTCTTTAACAGAATCTGGATCAAACACAGAGCGGTGAGTAACCTTGATTGTTGACTTCTCAGCCAACGCCATGGCCAGTGTGTTTTTGCACACGGTGCGCACGGTGGTACGACGTACCTCAGTGGCCAGCGATCCGTCAGCGCTTGTGCTGATCAGGATGTAGCCGCCGATCGTGTCTGCCACCGAAGTGGGAGCAGCTTCGCCAATCTTGGCCGTTGCCCAGAAGCGCTTGCCACCGTAGATGGTTCCTGCTGCTGACAACTCCAAGCCACCAGCGCGTGCAATGTCGCGGAAGAATTCCACAACATCACCGGGCTGAACAACTTGGTAGCGATTGGACACGACACCGAGCGGCGCCTTTGTGTCAGAGCGGAACAGAACGTGCTGTTCTGGCAACTCCAACTGAGAGCCGTCGAAGTCAGTGTTGTAGCGAACGATACCGCGTTTGATCTTCCAGTCCATGCCAGCGGCTACGCGCCAAGCATCGAGGCTAGTGCCATCTTCGAGTGCTTGACCCAAACCGTGCCATGGTGTTCCGTCCGAAGCGAGGTATGCAAATTCGACGCGGCCATCAGCGTGAGTGGTGAGTTCGTGAGACATAAATTTCCTTTAGGTTGGTTTAGATACTGGCGTAAGCCAGAGTGCGGATCGCACTGCACAGGGCACGTCATGCCCTGCACGCTGTGATCAGCCCCGCATCTCGCGGAACAGCAAAGCCTTGGCCCTGTTGAGTGCTTGCCGGGCAGACTCAACGTCGCCAAAGGCCATCATCTCTTGAGCGTCGGACATCAAACCAGCGACCACCATCAAAGGGCCAGCGGTTTTGTAAGTGATTGACCTTTCAACGTTATCGAAGAAGGCGTCAATGTCGCAACCATACATAATCATTTCTTTAGTCATATTTCCTCTTTTCTTTTTCATTTCTCAAGGCACGCGGTGTAGGTAGCAGGACCGTTGGTCCAGCCACAGTTTTCGTTGTATTCGCGACGAACGATTTTGATTGCAGCACTGCGGCTGGTAGCACTGACTGGCGTTGTGTAGGGGTTGCAATTCCAAGATATAAACTTGGGCATCACAGTCACAAGATAAGTTCTGAAAATCATATCGCCTCCACTCTTATGTAACCTTCTTCTTCCAGAATGCGACGGAAGGTCATGGCCAAACCACTTTCGATTTTGAAAGTCTCGAAAGCACCAGTCACAGGGCTTACAGCCCGAAGCTCTTTTGGATAATACGGAAAGCTCATTGAACCGTAGGTTTCATAAAACTCAGCGCGTGTCATTTCAAACCTCCTCAGTAAAAGACAATGCGGTTTCGATCGCTTCAGCGCGATCTGTGGTGAAGTAGTCAGCCTCTGCAAGGTAGACGCCTTCGCGATAAAACTTCACAACGAATTCTTCGTATTCGAATTCGTAGAACACGGTGGCCGAAGGGGCCCTAAAAACAACTCTCATGATGCACTCCTCAATCAAACTCGCACCCTACTTCTATGGGTGCGTTGTTAAGCCAGTCAGCGTAAAGACGGGCGTCAAACTCAGCGTCGGGTCCGTAAAACTTCTCAATGATGGGCGAAATATTTGAACCAGCAATTGATTTGTAAACGAACCAGCAGGGCAGGCGATCGTCGTCGCCCGGGCAGTCATCGACTTTGTATTCCATGACTGCCACCCTTATGCTTTGCGAGCAGTGACTTTGACACTGGTCACTTTGCTGACTCTTTCGACTTGGCTGACCAAGTCACCTAGCAGCTCTTCGACCTTGCGTGGGTCGTAGCTGGTGCGGTCCTGCTTAACCACAACAGCGCTAAACACCTCGCCGTCGTAGCTATCCAAACCACCTTCTTTCAAACGCAATTTGATTGCGTCAGCTTCCTTGGTCAAGCGGCTGATGTCAGCCAGCAAGATACCCAAGGTATCGATGTCGTCGGCGGTGATCGCCTGAATGATTGCTTTTGCCATGATGATCTCCAAAGGCACACCAGCATCCGGCTGGATCGGAGTGTTAATCACACTGCACTACACCCTGTCACGGTGCAGCACGCTGGGATTAAGAGTTGAGCCACTCTTCAAAAGATTTGATTGGCAAGCCGAGCGACTCGGCACAAGCCACATAGATTTGATAACGCGATTGCAAAGTTTCCATAATTAACTCCAAACAGAATAAGGTTCGCCACCGCTGAGCGCGATGTCGTACGGTGAAAAGACTGGGATAAACCGACGAGCATTGCAGGTCAGGTTGACCGCGTTGTCGTAGAAGTCTTCGCGCAAAGTGTCGAAGCGTTTACCACCCAGCTCAACCAGCGGCATGTCCAACTTGACAAGCTGGACAACGATCGGTTCGTTGCGGTATCTCATATCAATCTCCTATCAAACGGGGGCAAACATTGCACGACCTTCGCGCATAAACACGCGAAGAGCCGCAGCTTCTCTGTTGTCCAACTCATCGTTGTCCAACAGCTCTCTCATCACGATCACGGTGTCGAGCAAGCTCATGCCGTAGATGTCGCATCTGTCGTTGATGATTTGGATTGCGGTAGTAATGTCCATGGTGATCTCCTGTTAAACCTGAGCAGCGGCATAAGCGTCGCTGTATTGAATTTCAAAGCCAAGAGCCTTGATGTCAGCAACTTGCTGAGCGTTGAAAGTCTTAGCGCCAATCAACTTGGCAAGCCGCAACGCAGTGGCGTTGTTTGGATCAGGGTAGATCTTTGGAACACCGTAAACAATTTTGATGGTCAGAAAAACAACTGGCATATCAATCTCCAAAAAGTTAGACCAAATCAAGGTCCTTGATGTCTTGGCCTGAAGCCAAACGACCGTTAGCAGCAATGCTGTACTCAATCTGAGCGAGCGTTGGCTTGTAGCAGTCACCGTAGTCTGTCCACTGGCCACTCATACGCTTGCCTTCGAACCAAACAACGTAAATGTTGAAGCCCCGAATTGCAGCCACGGTGTAGACCTGAGCGTCAGCGTGTGGGCCGCGCACAATCAATTGACCAAGGTAAAGCTGCTTGAGAGTTAATCTATTTGCCATATAAAACTCCTAAAAATATCAAGCTGTCACGGCCGCCTGAATACGCCGCCAATGCCAAGCACGCTTGGCATTAGTTGTGGGCGGGGGATTACCTACGTGCCCGATTAAGGACCTTTACGTACCGGTTTAGCTCACCGCCTCAAGACTCTTGCCCTCTTGGACTCTGTCTCACCAGAACATCTCTCGGTCGTCTGGAACGTATCCCCTTGTTGGCTGGGCGGGGAAGCAAGAACAAAGAACAATCAACCAACAACTCAAATGTAGCACGGTGACAGGCACTGTCAACTACTTTCTTTAATGTTGCGCAAATACAACTAAAATAATTTAAAAGCGTTGTTTTTATGCAACTGAAAATAGTTGGGTTTTGCCACTTGACCTCGAAATCTGGTTGGTTTATTCTCTGCGTGCGCAGGTGCGCCCGCTTAAAGGCGAACAAACCCCAAGAAAAGCCGTCAATTTGCACGGCTTTTTGCACATTTGGAGCCCTCATGGCCAAGACAATTACGATCGAAATGGCCGACGACGGCACAATCATGGTTACAAGCAGCGAAGGCAAAGAGCCTTATCAGTGCAAGAGCATTGATGAGTGCCGTCAGTACGTGGACAATATGCTGGCTGAAGAAGCCGGCGAGAGTCCGGAAGAGCAAGCCACAGAAGGACCCGAAGACTACGGCCAGATGTGGAATGAAGAGGCGGCCAGCCGCAAACCCCAACCGGGCCTTATGGCCTAATCGCAAGGAGCTACACATGCAAGACTACTCAAACCCAGAATCACGTAACAAAATGCGCGCAGCCGGCGGCATGACGGGCAATGCAGCCAAGATGCCCGGCGCAGCTATCGGCGGCGGCGGCGGCAATCAGACTCAAGGCAAGGGCGAGATCCCCGGCAAGGTGTCTGTACCAATGCCCGGCACGAACGCTACGCAGCCAGCCTACAAAGGCGGCGTGGCCAAGGCACCTGTTGGTTTTAACAACGGCATCATCAACGGAATGATCTAATGGCCAAGCCCGGCTTGTACGCCAACATCCAAGCCAAGAGGGCACGCATAGCCTCTGGCTCGGGTGAGCGCATGCGCCAGCCCGGCGATAAGGGCGCCCCGACAAAAGCGGACTTTAAAGAGTCCGCCAAGACGGCTAAGACCGGCCTGATCAAAAGGGCGATGAAGTGAAGAGCCCCGCTTGGCAACGCAAAGAGGGCAAGTCACCGTCAGGTGGCTTGAACGAAAAGGGCCGTGCCAGCGCAAAGGCTGAGGGGATGAACCTCAAAGCTCCAGTCAAGTCCGGCGACAATCCTCGCCGTGCTTCCTTTTTGGCGCGCATGGGCAATATGCCCGGCCCTGAACGTAAGAACGGGGAGCCAACGCGTTTGCTGCTCAGCCTCAAAGCTTGGGGTGCCAGCAGCAAAGCTGACGCCAAGGCCAAGGCAAAGGCGATTAGCGCGAGAAACGAAGGACTGGTGCGAAAGGCAATGAACGATGGCAAGCAGAAGAAACCCAAGTCGTAACGCCGACTTAGCCGGGGCGCCACCTAAGCTGGCGACCATGGATGATTTGGCGATTCCGACAGCGGCCAAGACTGGTCGCGCTCACCCAGTGAGCAAGAGTGCCAGCACGAGCCGAGCGCCGCATCGAATCAACCTTCGCGCTGTTGCCGAGGCTTGCATCGAGGAAGGGCTCGATCCTGCGGTGGAGATTGCCAAGGCCTTGAAGGCCACAATCCCAATGATGCGCAGCGGCATGCCAGTGCTTGACTCTGACGGCAAGAACATCATGGTCCCGTTGCTTGACGTTGACACGCGCATGCGAACGCTCAATGAGTTTCTGCAATACACGCAACCAAAGCTCAAAAGCATTGAGGTCAAGATGTCCGGCACGCTGGACCTGACCAGTGAGCAGCTGGACAATCGGCTAAACATGTTGCTTGCCAAGGCTGCAAGATGATCAAGCTCGATCGCATAGACACAGCGCTGTTAGACGACGACGAGAAGCGCGAGCTGTACGAGCTGCTGCGCCTGAAAGACATCAGGGCCAAGCGCAATCGCTTGTTGAGCTATGCGGCCTACAAGAAGCAGATCGACTTTCACAACGCTGGCGCTGACTTTCGAGAGCGCTTGTTCATGGCAGGCAACCAGCTTGGCAAAACGTGGGCCGGGGCCTTCGAGGTCGCGATGCACACGACAGGCCGCTACCCATCATGGTGGAAAGGTAAGCGATACAACTACGCTATTCGCTGCATGGTTGGATCTGAATCGGCCGAGTTGACCCGCAAGGGTATCCAGCGCTTGCTGCTTGGTCCGCCAGAGATGCGGGAAGAGTGGGGCACTGGCGCCATTCCGTTTGACTGCGTGCGCGATACCAGCATGAAGCAGGGCGTGCCCGATGCGGTCTCAAGCATTGTGGTCCGCCACGAATGCGGCGAAGACAGCGTAATCCAGTTCAACAGCTACGACCAAGGCCGCACCAAGTGGCAGGCCGACACAGTGGACCTAGTCTGGTTTGACGAAGAGCCACCGCTGTCAATTTATTCTGAGGGCTTGACCCGTACGCAGGCAACGGCCGGTCAGGTCTTTGTGACCTTCACGCCTTTGCTTGGCATGTCCGAAGTAGTCAAACGATTCCTGCTGGAAAAGCCGGCGTCATCAACGGTCATCAACATGACGATCAGCGACGCCGAGCACTACACGCCCGAGCAGGCTGCAGCGATCATCGCCAGCTACCCTGAGCACGAGCGCGAGGCTCGGGCCAAAGGCATACCGATCTTAGGATCGGGTCGCGTGTTTCCCGTGGTCGAGGAAGCGATCAAGATCAGGGCCTTCCCGATCCCGCCGCACTGGGCGCGCATTGCCGCTATTGACTTCGGGGTTGACCACCCGACAGCCGTCGTGTGGATGGCTTGGGACAAGGACAGCGATACGCTTTATGTGACTGACTGCTACAGACGCAGCGAGCCCGGCATTGCTGGCCACGCCATGGCTGTGCGTGCACGAGGCGAATGGGTTCCTCTGGCATGGCCGCATGACGGCTTGCAGCGCGACAAGGGCGGCAGCGGTGAGCAGTTGGCCAAGCAGTACAAAGACCAAGGTCTAAATATGCTTGCCAATCGGGCTACGTTCGAGGATGGCAGCAACGGTGTCGAGGCCGGCTTGTCCGAGATGCTGACCCGCATGCAAACAATGCGCCTGCGCGTGTTCTCGCATTTGGAAGACTGGTTCGAAGAATTCAGGCTGTACCACCGCAAGGACGGTATGGTCGTTAAAATCAGCGACGACTTGATGAGTGCAACGAGGTACGGCATGATGATGCGCCGCTTTGCCAAGACGCAGGAAGAAGCTGAGACAAGATTGAGACCGGGGCGCATGGCGCCAGTCTTATCCTTCAGCGTCTTTGACGAGACAACTGGATATTGATTAACCTTAACAGAGGAAACTTTCATGGCTACTATCACACCAACAATCGATCGCGACTCAGTCCCCGGCGCCGTACTGGCTACGTGGGATGCCATGGCTACCGGCGACGTCGGCGCGGGCGTGCCCATTGCCTATGCGGCCGACCTAACTGGTCAAGCGACCGGCACCTTTGGCGGCGGCACGATTACGTGGCAAGGGTCTAATGACAATACCAACTGGCACCCTTTGACCCGCCGGTCTGTTGGAACTGACATGGCCTTTACAGCGGCCGCAGTTCACACAGCCAACGAGAACCCAGCGTGGGTTCGTCCCGCAGTCACCAGCGGCACAAGCGTTGTAATCAAAGGCGTCATGGCCATCCACGCACGCTACGCCAAAGCACCTTACTAAGCTGAGGATCAGAATCCATGGACTTTCAACCACAACAAATCGACGTCGAGGTCGTGACCGAAGAGGACCTTCAAGCCAAGCAGACTGAGCGCTTGCAGGCTTTTGGCCACAGCCTTGGTCAGCAACGCGACGAATGGATTCGTTCGCGCTACAGCTACGGCGTTGACAAACGCTGGTTGGAGGACGAGGATCAATACAATGCCAAAGACAACGTCAACAAGGCAGCCAGCCAAATGATGACGTCGGTTGAGCAGGGCTACCCTGTGACCACACAGAACGCTAAGCCCCACCGCTCAACAGTGTTCATCGGCTTGACACGTCAGAAGACCAACTCAGCCGAAGCCCGCATAGCGGACATCTTGCTTCCAACGGACGATCGCAACTGGGGCATTCAACCAACGCCTAAGCCCGACGTCGCTGAGATGGGGCGCGATACACGCATGGCCGGTGACAAGTACACGGGCGAGCAGCTCATGAACCCGGAGACCGGTGAGCCTTTACGCATGAAGGATATTGCCCGCGCTGCCATGCAGACTGCACGGGAAAAAGCCAAGGCCATGCAGACCACAATCGAGGACCAGCTTGTCGAGTGTGACTACAACGGCGAGGTGCGCAAACTGATCCATGACGCAGCAGTGCTGGGCACTGGTGTGATCAAGGGCCCGATTGTCACTAACCGCACTCGCAAGGCTTGGCAGCCACTGACTGACGCCAACGGCGAGACAGTGCACCAGCTGGAGATTGTCAAGGAGGCCAGCCCAGCTTCGTTCCGCATTGACCCGCGTAACGTATGGCCTGACCCAGCTTGCGGCGAGTCGATCCATAATGGCAAAGGCATCTATGAGCGTGAGCAGATTACAGGCCGTCAGGTCCGTGAGCTGGCCAAGCAACCCGGCTTCATGAAGGACCAGTTGCGCAAGGTGCTCGAAGAGGGGCCTAAGCGTGCAGCCGTGTTCCAAGAGATGCGAGACGACGACCAGCGCGATGTGGCTCGTGCCACGTTTGAGATGTGGACCTACTGGGGCGAAGTTGACCACGACGACCTTGAATCAGCCGGCGTCAAGATGGGCGAGAAGGATGTGCTGCGCAGCGTCAGCGGCTGTGTGGTCATGATCAACAACACGGTTGTTAAGGCATTCCCTAATCCGCTGGAAGGCGGAGACCTCCCCTACGACTTCTTCGTTTGGGAGAAGGTAGCCGACAGCGTCTGGGGCTATGGTATCCCCTACCTTATGCGCGCGCAGCAAAAGGTCCTGAACGCCGCATGGCGCCAGATGATGGACAACGCTGGTGTGTCCAGCGGTCCTCAGATTGTTGTCAAGCCCAACACGATTCAACCAGCCGACAAGCAGTGGCAGCTATCAGCCCGCAAGATCTGGTACGCCACGGACGACGTGGACGACGTGAGCAAAGCTTTTGCGACGTTCGAGTTTGATTCGCACCAAGCCGAGTTGGCCAACATCATCAAGATGGCGATGGAGCTGGCAGACCAAGAGACCGGGGTGCCTGCCATCATGCAGGGCGAGCAGGGTGCAGCGCCAGACACTGTCGGTGGCATGCAAATGCTGATGAACTCAGCCAACGTGGTCCTGCGCCGTTTGGTCAAACAGTATGACGACATGATCACCCGCCCCCACATTCGCCGTTATTACGACTTCAACATGTTGTACAACGAAGATGAAGAGATCAAGGGCGATTTCAACATTGACGCTCGCGGCTCATCAGCCTTGCTGGTTCGTGACGTACAGAACCAAGCCTTCCTGAACTTGTTGGCTGCGGCCACCAACCCAGTGTTTGGCGTGTACATCGACGCGCAGAAGCTGTTTGAGAAGGCGCTGCAAGCCCAGCACATTGACCCAGCAGAAATATTTAAGTCTGAGGATGAGCTGGAAAAAATCAAAGAGCAGGCAGGCCAAGGCCAGCAGCAAGCGCCAGACCCACGCATCCAAGCTGCGCAGATCAGGGCTGAGTCTGATATGGCCAAAGCCAAAGCACAGAATGAAGCCGATGCCGCAGAGATTCAGTTGCGCCAGCAATTGGCCCAGCAAGAAGCCGAGATGCGCATGGCCGAACTGCAGATGTCTCGCGAGATCGAAATGCTCAAGATGTCCAACAACCAGAACATCAGCCTTGAGACCATTAAGGCCAAATTGGCTGATACGGCGATCAAGGAACGCAGCCGCAAAGAGCTGTTCTCCGCTGAGCAGGACCTTAAATTACGGGTCGGATCAGGCATTTAAAAAAGTGTTGCACAAACCATACGCTTTGATCTACAATTTCTTTGGGCGAAGTGCGCCCAAAATTTACCAAGCCAGCTACTCGCTGGTTTTTTCGTAAATGACTGATTACTCCTCCGATACTTGGCACAGATTACGCAAATGGGCAGAAGCTCAGCTTGATCTTGCGCGCAAGAAAAACGATGCCGTCGGGCTCTCCGACACAGAGACGGCAGCGTTGAGGGGTGAGATCAGAGCACTGAAAAGATTTCTCGACTTGCCTAATGAGGCAACTCGGGGTGTGGCGGTCGAGCCGGAGTAAATTCCCGCTTGGCCTTGTAAGTAAACCGCTGAGAGGCGGTTTTTGTTTGGAGAGCAAAAGTGGAAGAAAACCAATTGACTTCGGAAGAAGCACAAAACTTATGGAACGAAGAGGCTTCAAAGTTAACTGCCGGTGATGACTCACTCGCGGCTGACCCTATAGCCACTGCGCCGGAAACGCCGCAAGCTGAACTCCAGTTAGAACCTGAAGCGCGACAACCGGAACAAGAGGAAGACCCATACGCTGGACTATCGCCAACGCTTCGAGCCAAATTGGCTCAGATCGATGAGTTAGCCCAAGCAAATGCTCAATTGCTGCACCACGTTAAGACTACCGAAGGTCGCGTGGCAGCGATGCAACGAGAAGCCCAGCAGGCCCGTCAAGTAGCAGTACAAGACGCGCCATCGCAGACGGCCATCGCCAGCGCCGCTAAAAACCCAGAGAAGTGGGATCAGCTTAAGCAGGATTTCCCCGAGTGGGCAGGAGCGATGGAGGAGTATGTCGCTGCCAAGATCGGCACACAGCAAACAGGCTTGACACCCGAACAGGTATCACAGCTTGTGCAGCAACAAGTGAGTCAGACCAAAGCAGAGATGATGGCCAACATTGAAGAGGCTAGGATTGAAGGTAAGTACGAAGACTGGAAAACAACGGTAAATACTCCGGAGTTTGCCGCATGGTTTGCCGTGCAATCCTTTGATGTCAAAGCCTTGGCAGAAAGCCCACAAAGCAAAGACGCAATCAAGATGCTGGACATGTTCAGCGATTCTCGAACGCGTTCAGCATCGGATATTCGGCAAGAGCGCGGAGCACGTCTCGCTGCAGCCGCGACAACTCGACCCGGCCAGACACCGCCGCCTAAAACAATTGGCGACATGTCACCGGCAGAACTGTGGAACTACGAAGCCAAGAAACGTGAGCGAGAGCTCAAAGAACGCGGCTACTAAATCAATTTTCAAAAAAGGAAACTAGACCATGTCTATTCAAAATTACGGCACCGTAGCATCGCGAAACCTTATCCGCGCTGCCCAAGGTATGCTTGAACACGCACAGCCCATTACTGTTTTGGGCGACTTCGGTACTCAACGTGAGATGCCACAGAATTCGACAGACACCTTGGTGTTCCGTCGTACTCTGCCTTTTGGCGCATCTACTGCTGGTACGACAATCGAGAACTCTTCTCGCTATGTTGGTACTCCTGACATCACCGCTTCCAACTTCGTGTTGGCTGAAGGTGTGACACCTAACGCAAACACGATCTCTTTCCAAGACGTGTCTGTCCAGTTGCAACAATATGGCGTGCTGTTCAAGTACTCCAGCAAAGTTGAGCAGCTGTATGAAGATGACATCCCCGGCGAAATGGTCAAGCTCACAGGCGAGACACTGGCTGAGGTGATGGAGATGGTTCGTTACGGTGTGTTGAAAGCCGGCTCTACTGTGATCTATGCAAACGGTTCTAGCCGCTCTGCAATCAACACAGCGATCAGCTTGAACGCAATTCGTAAAGCAGCTCGTACACTTGAGTCCAACCGTTCACGCCGCGTGACCAGCCGTCTGGCTCCCGGTGTCAACTTCGGCACTCGCGCTGTGCAGCCCGCATACGTTATCTTCTGCCACACTGACGCTGTCAGCGACATTCGTAACTTGCCCGGTTTCACCCGCGTGGAAGAGTACGGTTCATTCAAGCCAATCCATGACCGCGAAATCGGTGCTTGCGAAGACTTCCGTTTCATCAGCTCACCCCTGTTGAAATCCTTTGCTGCTGCTGGTTCTGCAACCTTGAATGGCATGTTGTCTGTTGGCGCTGCTAACGTTGACGTATATCCCTTCATCATTATTGGTGAAGACTGCTGGGGCCAAGTCGCCCTCAAGGGCATGTCTGCCATCAAGCCTGTGGTCCTCAAAGCCTCACAGACCAACCACGCCAACCCATTGGGCCAATTCGGCTACGTGGGCGCTTCTACATGGTTCGCGACTGTGCGTCTGAACGACGCCTTCATGGCCCGTATCGAAGCCGGTGTGACCGCTCTGTAAGGAGAACCTTATGAGCAATACAGCTTTATATAGCATCGTCAACGACGGTGTGCTGCTTGGCAATATGAACGGCTCCGTGCTGTCCACAACGCCAATCAGCGTCACCGGCGCAACGCTTACTTGCACAAAAGATGTGCATGCGGGGCGCACTATCGTGATTACCGCTGCGGCAGGTTGCGCAGTTACTCTGCCGGCCGCAACCGGCACGGGTTCTGTCTACCGCTTCGTCATTGGTGCAGCCATAACGTCTAACTCGACAACCATCAAAGTTGCTAACGCAATCGATGTGATGTCTGGTCGGGCGTTTGTGGTCAGTGATAACACGGCAGCGGTCTTGGGTTATGCCACGACTTCTACAAGCGACACCATTACGCTTAACGGCACAACATTGGGCGGCCTTGCTGGCGATCACATCGAGATCATCGATGCCATCACCGGCACCTTTGCCGTCCGTGTGTTTACCGCTGCGACTGGCACAGAAGCCACACCGTTCTCAGCAACTGTCTCCTAATTTTCCTAAAGGAATAAATCATGTCATACAACATCGAACAAGCCAATAGTGGCTATCTCTCCCTGACCGCTGCCGGCTTAGCTGAAGGCACTAACACCGCAACTTTTAAGACTGCTAATACTTTGACTTTTACAAGCAACGGTATTTTTAAGTCTAAGGCTGCTACTGACAACTTGACATTCACTGCCGGTACAGCTTTGGCTGCATCACAGGCTTGCTTGTTTGCAGTGTGGATTACATCTGGCGGCACGGTATCGACCAGTCAAGGTCCTATTGTTGCCGCTGGCGATCCATGCCCAGTGCCCGGTCAAGTTACGGCCAACACAACTTTGGTCGGTTTGATCAAAGTCACTACCAGTTCTGCCGTTACGTTCACGCCAGCTACTACCGACTTGTCTGCCACTGGCATCACAGCCGCGTACTCCGATTGCATGGACATGCCCGGCACTGCCCAGTAAGTTGCCATCCTCTCTTAACAGAGGGTTTTGCAGGTTGCCTTCGGGCAGCCTGCTTTTTGGCAGACCGATTTTTTTTTAAACCTAACGGAGAATGAAGATGGCAAAAAAACAAGTAGTCGCAGGAATTGAAATCATTGACGACACACCAACAGTTGATCCGGTTTCCCAAGTTGTAGATTTTCGTGAGCTTGCAGCAAGCGAAGCGTTTATGAACGAAATGGTTGAAGTCATGGTGCACGCCAGCACTGACGAAAACCAATCTCCTCATGTGATCCTTAACTGCAACGGAACCAATCAACCGATCATGCGCGGCGTGCCAATGCGCGTTCGTCGCAAGTACGTTGAGATCTTGGCCCGTATGAAGGAAACCAAATACAGCCAAGTAACTCGCAACCCAGCAGCGCCTGATCAGATTGACATGATCGCGCGCCATGGTTTGGCGTATCCTTTTGAGTTGATGCACGACGACAATCCTCGTGGCCGTGCATGGCTTCAAAACGTATTGGCTGAACCAGCTTAAACCGGAGCTGCTCTGTGAACTTCCTTCAGCTTGTTAATCGCGCACGAGTAGAGTGCGGCGTCTCTGGCGCCGGCACACCCTTGACTAGCGTTGTCGGCCTAACTGGCGAGTCTGCAAGGATTGCCAACTGGGTCAATTCGGCTTGGGAGGATATTCAAACGTCGAAGGAAGACTGGCAATGGTTGCGGGACACTTTTCAATTTAACACCATTACTCAGCAGCAAATCTACACCCCCACCGAAGCCGGTGTGGGGACTACCTTTGGAAATTGGAAGCGCGATAGCTTTCGAGCTTCGTCTGTAGGACAGAACTACGCCGACGAGCAGTTGTTGAACTACATGGATTGGTCAATTTTTAGAAATTTGTACGTCTACGGAAACATGCGTTACACGTATGCGCGTCCTGTCGTTGTTACAGTCGATCCAGATAAAAACTTAGGCTTTGGTTCAGTCCCTGACCAACCCTACGTGATTGTAGGTGAGTACTACAAAGTACCAGTTACGTTTGCAGCAAACACAGACGCACCGCCCTCTGTGTTTCCTGATCGTTTTCACATGATGATTGTCTACCGAGCCATGATGTTTTACGGTGGATACGAAGCAGCACCCGAGGTTTATTCGCGCGGTGAGTTTGAATTTAAACGTCTCATGAATCGTTTGAATATCGATCAACTCCCGACCATGGTAAGCGGTCCGCCTTTGGCTTAAAGGAGGCGCGATGCCACTCAAGACCCCTCCAGTTCAGTATGATTTGATACGCCTTGGCGGCGGTTTGGATCAAGTCACTCCCACACTTTCTTTGCCTCCCGGCTTTGCTCGCAAGGCCGCTAATTTTGAAGCCTCCATTACTGGGGGCTACACGCGCATTGTTGGATACGAACGTTACGACGGAAGGCCAAGTCCTTCTTCTGCAATCTACCTTATCTTGGTATGCAGCTTGACAGGCACTGTTGCGGTAGGCAATACCATCATTGGCCAGTCTTCTGCTGCCACGGGCAAAGTCATCGCGCTTGACGGTAGTACTGTTGTTATCACCCGTGAAGTCGGAACGTTTGTAGCAACTGAAGGTATCCGAGTTGGCGCGACACCCGTTGGTACGATAACCACAATTCAAGGCGTCGATTCAGATGGTTATCAAGATGCGGTTTATCGCAACCTTGCAGCCGATGACTACCGAGCTGACATTACTGCTGTGCCCGGTTCCGGCAACATCTTAGGAGTTGGAATCCATGCCGGCATTTTGTACGCTTGGCGCAATAACGTGGGCGCTACAGCGGCCGTTATGTACAAAGCCACGTCCTCTGGTTGGACCCTAGTAACCTTTGGCAAAACAATGCGCTTTAACTTGGGTGTTATTGCAATACCTGACGGCTCCACAATTAACGGCCAAACCAGTGGCGCTACGGCGGTGGTATCTCGCACCATGCTTGCGTCCGGGAGCTATTCCGCAGGCACGGCAGCCGGCCAATTGGTTCTATCCAGCGTTACCGGCGTGTTTACAATTGGCGAAAACATTCGCATTGGCGCAACGGTTTATGCGGTAGTAGTTTCGGTGCCCGTTCAAATTACTTTGCTTCCTAACGGCAGATTTGAAACAGTAATTGCCAACTTTGGCGGAGGCACAGCTAACGCCAAAATGTACGGGGCTGATGGCGTAAACAAAGCTTTTGAATTTGACGGCACCGTGTTTGCGCCCATCCCGACCACAATGACAACGGACACCCCAGTGCACGTCGTTGTTCACAAACAGCACCTGTTTTTGAGCTTTGGCGCCTCCTTGCAATTTTCAGCAATTGGCAATCCCTACCAATGGAGCCCGGTGCTGGGCGCGGGCGAGATTGCAATGAATGGCCCAATCAGCAATATGATTGCTTTGCCGGGTGACCAGTCAAGCGGCGCCTTAGCAGTCTATACCCGGCACGATACGTCGGTTCTGTACGGAACTAGCTCAGCAAACTTTGCGCTATCTACGTTCAACACCGGAACGGGCGCTATGCCTTACTCAGCCCAGAACATGGATCAGTCCTATGTGTTGGACGATCGCGGTATTGTTAGTTTGGGTACGTCGTTAAACTTTGGTAATTTTACACCGGCAACGCTGACCATGACGTTGCGCCCATTTTTGATTGACCGAATCAATTTGGCTACGGCCAGCACGCTTAGCCGAGAGAAAGGCCAGTACCGCGTGTTCTTCAGCGATGGCACTGCGCTTTACATGACGATATTGAATGGCAAGCTGTTGGGCACAATGCCTATTCAAATGTTGGACCCCGTGCTTTGCGCAGTTGAAGGTGAGACAACCGCCGGTTCAGCGGTCCAATATTTTGGATCTGACAACGGTGTGGTTTATCAGCTTGACAAAGGTACTAGTTTTGACGGTGATCCTATTGCGGCCAGCTTCAACCTAGTTTATAACAGCACCAGATCCCCCCGCGTGCTTAAGCGATACCGGCATAGCAGTGTTGAGATGACCGGCGACTACTACGCCCAGATTGAATTTGGTTATGATTTAGGTTACCGTACGGACTACTTAACCCAGCCGCTTGACGAAACTTATGACGTTGATTTGAGATCTTCGTATTGGGACAGCATGATCTGGGACAACTTTGTTTGGGATGGATCAGATGTCACCCCTTCAGAGATTGGCATCACAGGAACGGCTGAAAATATGTCAATCCGTATTTCGTCAACGTCCGATCTTCTTCAACCTTTTACAGTGAATAGCATTATTATTCACTACACTTTGCGCCGAGGACTTCGATGAGCAATAGTTACTACAATCACGCCACCTACCCAACGCCCAACTCGCCGGGCTCGTCAGCCTCCTTGCGGGCTGAGTTGGAAGCAATTACCGACGCCTTTGATCTTTTGCCCACTTTGGCTGCTAATGGATACAAAGTCGCCATGGTTAATTCGGCCGGCACGGCTTTGATTGCATCAGCGGCTCTTCAAGCTTTAGCAATTACGGCCAGCACTTTGAACAGCACGCCGATTGGCGCAAGTTCGGCTGCGGCCGGCACGTTCACCAATCTGACAGTTACCGGCAACGCAATTCTTGGCTCCAGCGTTGTGATTACCGGGGGCACAATAAACAGTACGCCGATCGGTGGAACAACTGCTTCAACAGGCGCTTTCACAACCGTTAGCGCCAGCTCTGGATTTACTGGCAACATTACGGGTAACGTTATTGGCAACGTGACCGGTAACGTCGTCGGCAACGTTACCGGCAATTTGACAGGTAATGTGACCGCCAGTTCCGGCACGTCGACGTTTAACAACGTGACGATTTCCGGTGGCTTGGACATGGATGCCGGTACCGTAGCCACTATTACCAATTTGGCCACGCCAACTAACTCAGGCGATGCGGCCACTAAGGGCTACGTAGACACTGGCTTGGCGCTCAAATTGGCCTTGGCTGGCGGCACGATGTCGGGTGCTATTGCCATGAACACCAGCAAGATTACTGGTATGGGCGATCCAACATCTGCCCAAGATGCGGCAACCAAGAACTACGTTGACAACACCGCACAAGGGCTGGATGCAAAAGCATCTTGCGTTGCGGCCACTACGGCCAACATTACCTTGTCGGCCCCTCAAACAATTGACGGCGTGTCGGTTCTTTCAGGGGACCGGGTATTGGTTAAAGACCAAACCACCACGGCCAATAACGGCATTTACGTAGTAGCCGCCGGCACTTGGAGCCGATCCACAGACGCCGACACTTGGGTGGAGTTGACATCAGCGTTTACGTTTGTTGAAGCGGGCACAGTTAACGGAGACAACGGTTTTGTTTGCACGATCGATGCCGGCGGCACTTTAGGTTCTACGGCCGTGACTTGGGTCCAGTTCTCAGGCGCTGGCCAAATTACCGCAGGCGCTGGCTTAACTAAAAGCGGCAACACTTTGGATGTTGGCACCGCGTCTAGCAGCCGAATTGTTGTCAACGCTAACGACATCGATTTGGCCACCACCGGCGTCGGCGCCAGCACATATAAGTCCGTGACCGTAGATACTTACGGCCGCGTGACTGCCGGCACAAATCCCACGACGTTGTCTGGTTTTGGCATCACCGATGCGTATACACAAACGCAAGTTAACACTGCTCTTGCGCTTAAGCTTGATTTGGCTGGCGGCACGATGTCCGGTGTTATCGCCATGGGTGCAAACAAGATTACCGGCATGGCCGACCCTACGCTTGCCCAAGATGCCACGACCAAGACCTACGTAGACGGCATTCTGGGCAGCGCTACCAGCGCGGCGGCTTCGGCTTCTGCCGCAGCAACAAGCGCAACCAACGCGGGCAACAGCGCCACGGCAGCGGCCAGCAGCGCCACGGCAGCCGCAGGAAGCGCTACAGCAGCGGCCGCGTCATACGATTCGTTTGATGACCGATACCTTGGCCCAAAAGCTACTGACCCAACTCTGGACAACGACGGCAATGCTTTGCTGACGGGTGCTTTGTATTTCAACACCACGACAAGCGAAATGCGCGTGTATACCGGCGCAACTTGGCTGACCGCATATTTGCCCGCCACCGGCTACCTAGCCCTTTCCGGCGGCACCATGACCGGCGCAATTACATTTGCAGCCGCACAGCTTGTGTCTGTTGCCAATGGCGGCACAAGCCTGACAACTCTTACAGCCAACAACGTCCTTTTGGGCAACGGCACTTCAGCCCCAACTTTTGTAGCACCCAGCACAGCAGGTAACGTGCTGACCTCCAATGGTACGACTTGGATAAGTTCTCTCCCAGCCGCTGGTGGTATTGTTTACACAGCAGTAAAAACAGCCAACTACACAGCCGCAAACAATGACGGTGTTCTAACCAATACAACGGGCGGTGCTTTTACAGTTACTTTGCCTACAAGCCCATCGGTGGGCAACGTTGTTGTTGTCATTGACTCGTTTAGCCAATGGGGAACAAACAATTTAATAATTGATCCTACGGCACTAATTAAGATCGCTGGCAATACTGCTGGCAGCACCTTGACCTGTGACATTACGGGTGCGACTGTTACGCTAGTTTACACAGGTGCAACTTATGGTTGGAATGTTTCTGCACAGGTTGGCGGCAATGGCGGGACAGCAGTTACCTTAACTGGTACACAAACTCTGACTAACAAGACTCTGACAAGCCCAATACTGACTACTCCTAATCTTGGCACACCATCTGCCGCTGTCCTGACCAGCGCTACTGGTTTGCCATTGTCAACTGGTGTAACTGGTAATCTTCCTGTCGGAAATTTAAACAGCGGAACTTCTGCAAGCGCATCTACGTTTTGGCGAGGTGACGGGAGTTGGGCTGCACCTACCGGTGTTTTAACCGACACACAAACTTTTACGTCGTCCGGTACTTGGACAAAACCTTCTGGTGCTTCTTGGGTGCAAGTTGTAATGTGGGGCGCTGGCGGTAGTGGTGGAAACTGGGCTTCCTCTGGCAGCTCCGGTAATGGGGGCGGCGGCGGAATGTACTTTCAACAAATTTTCCCCGCTTCAAGTTTAACAAGCACAGTCACCGTAACTATTGGTGCTGGTGGAGTTGGACAAAGTACTAATGACACTGTTGGTAATAGTGGCGGCAACACAACTTTTGGTTCGTATGCTACTGGATTAGGCGGCAAATTTGGGCCTATTGTTGGGCAAGGTGGCGGTATTGGAGGTGCCTTTACATTAGGAGGTGTGGCGGCTAATGGTTATACAGGTATAAGTGGCCCTTTTGATGCTAGTGGTGCGGGTGGCGCAAACGCCTCGTCTGGTGCTGGCGGCGCATCTTTAATGGGTGGTGGGGGTGGCGGTTCAGCCAGCGGGTCAAACGCTGGCGCGGGAGGCGTGTCATCGTTTGGGGGTAATGGCGGTGCAGGGTCTTTTACTGGAAACGCTACAGCAGGAACAGCACCGGGCGGTGGCGGCGGCGGAGTAAATACCAACGCGGGCGCGGCTACTAGCGGCGCTGGCGGCGCGGGTCGTTGCATTGTTTACACTTGGTAAGGATTAACATGAGATACGCAATCATTAAAAACGGTGTGGTAGACAATGTTGTTCTTGCCGACGCTGAATTTGCAAACGCCGAAGGATGGGTCGAGTGCCCTGAAGCTGGCCCCGGTTGGACTTACGCTAATGGCGTATTTACAAGACCTGTTTTAGAAGCTACTTTAGCTACGCCAACCAAAGAACAACTACTTGCTGAGTTGCAGGCGTTGACAGTAAAAATTCAACTTTTGGAATAAATCATGGCCACAATACCGTTATCCGGAATCGTCACACCTAGCAATCTTGTTACGGCGACAAGCACCGAAACGTTAACAAACAAAACATTAACTGCTCCTGTGTTGACTGCTCCCGTATTGGGAACCCCAGCAAGCGGTACCTTAACCAACGCCACTGGTTTGCCAATTGGTACCGGTGTGTCTGGGCTTGGCACTGGGGTGGCTACAGCGTTAGCAGTTAACGTCGGTTCTGCTGGCGCCGCTGTTGTTAATGGCGGGGCTTTGGGCACGCCGTCTAGCGGCACTTTGACTAGTGCTACTGGGTTGCCTTTAAGCACAGGTGTAACGGGTACCTTGCCTATTGCTAACGGTGGAACAGGCACAACTTCAACAACCTTTGTTAATGCCGCAACAAATGTAACAGGTACTTTGCCAGTTGCTAATGGTGGAACAAGCCTTGCAACATTGACGGCAAACAATGTCATTCTTGGCAATGGCACAAGCGCACCTTTGTTTGTTGCGCCTAGCACTAGCGGGAATTTGTTGACCAGCAACGGGACAACTTGGCAGTCAACTGCACCAGCAGCTAGTGCAAGTGGTTTAACTTTAATAACTACATTAACCGCATCTAATTCGACAACATTAACATTTACAAATACAAGTATTACATCTACTTACGATTTGTATTTATTTGTTTTTAATAGTATAAAATTTGTGAATCACAATAGAGGTTTAGGTATGAGGGTGTCTACTGATAATGGGGCAACTTTTATATCAGCGGCAGGGAGTTACAGCTGGACGTTTCAAATGATGCGAGCTAGTTCTGGAAGTGGGCCTTATTATAATAATTCAGCAACTTTCATCCGTGTTTTTGACACGGTGAGTGTTGGTAATACATTTGCCCCCCCAGAGTCATCTTTCAATGGTATTTTGTATATGGCTGCCCCATTGAATAGCGGTCTAGGAACACAATTTTGGGGAAGCGCATCAGCTAATGACGCTGATTCATACAGTTTTAATTCTTATGTTGGTGGTGGTTTTAGAAAAAATGAAGAAGCAAATAACGCAATACAATTTTATGAACCCGATGATGGGCTTCAAATTGCAAGCGGCACTATTCAACTTTTTGGGGTACAGAAATGAGATTCAAAACAACTGACAATGGCATAGTTGCATTTACTGAAGCTGACGAAGCCGAATTTGATGCAATGGCAATTGCTCGCCAAGCAGAACTAGCGGAACTTGCTAAAACACAATATCAACGTGACAGAGCCGCTGAATACCCGTCAATCAATAACTACATTGATGGCGTAGTCAAAGGTGACCAAGCACAAATACAAGCGTACATTGATGCGTGTCTTGCTGTGAAGGCTAAGTATCCAAAGCCTAGTACATCATGACCGAAAAAATGATTAGCGAAACGGAAGCCAAGCTGGCTACGCATGAGCAAATTTGCGCCCAGCGTTATGAGGTTATTCAGACTCGCTTTGACGAAGGTTCAAAGCGCATGAATAAGATTGAGTATCTTTTGTACGGTGTAATTGCATGCGTGCTTTTTGGCCCCGGAGTAGCAGCCGAATTTGTCAAAAAGATCTTGGGGCTATAGCATGTGGGATTGGGTGGAAGCTATCGTAGCCGCCGCCGCAATCTTCTGCTTTGTGGTATTTTGTTCTTACATGATTGCATGGGCTGGGATATGGTAAATGCGCTGGCTCATAATATTACTGTTAATTGTTGGGGGGCTAGTTGGAGCCACAGCCAAAAGTGGCTGTCACGTGCGCGAGTTTTATGGAATAGCTTACAAAATCCACAACCCTTCAGAGCGCCATCTTCAAATGATTCAGTGGCTTAAAAACAATGCGCCATATTGCAAATCTTCAGACTATGTGGTGATTTGGAACAATTTGTCCGAATGGGCGGGTTCGGCAGATTCAGCAGAAACTAGAGGCCTAGTTATTCATGGATACAAAGAAGCTCTTGAACGGGAAAAGAAATGATTCCGCCATTAAACAAATGGTATCCAAAGGTAGAGGCCTCTGGTTACCCGGACAAAACAGATGCGCTTGAACGCAGGGCAGAGCGCCTTGAAGAAGAATACAAGCAAGCGCTGAAAATGAAAAAAGAGATAAACAAACTTGAAGATCTTGACTTTGAGTTGTACGTTAAAAGGGCAGAACAGAATCAATTACGTTTAGAAATTTTTACAAATCGTAAATTGGACATAATGATTTAACATGGTCACAAAGAAACCCCCAGCAAAAGTGGCGCCGGTCAAACGGCGTACACCCAAACCCAAAGCAGAACAGACAATCAACGTGTCTGTTGCTGCGCCAGCCCCAGCTCCAAAAACTGAAGCCAAAAAGGACGACAGCACTGTTGGCAAAGTGATTGGCTTGATTGAGTGGGTTGACAATCCTTTCAAGTTGTTTACCGTTATCTTGTTGTCGTTTTTGTTTTTTGCTGGGTACTTTGCTTGGGATTCACGGACAGTCATCTTGAACGCCATTACAAACTCAAGCCACCAGCCCGAGCTCAAAGAAATTAAAGTGCTGGAGCAGGTAGCCGAAAAATTGAAAAAAGATTTAGAGGCTGAAACAGTGCTAGTTCACAAAGTAGTGCTTGCTGTTAACAGCAGGACTACGCTACTTGCGTACGGCCCCAAAGGTCGAGATGCGATCCTTGATGGTTATATTGCTTCTTTGTTTGGCAAAGACCCCGCCCGTAATGCCGCAATTGTTGCAATGATGAACGGTGAGGTTTACTGCGACAAACTGACCCCTTCTGGAAAAACGGCAGAGTGGGAAGAAAAGCAAGGCGTAGGCTTTATTTGCAGAGGTTCTATACCACCCGAAGTGGGTACCTTTGAGGGCTACATTTCTGTAGGCTTTACTAAAGAACCGCAAGACCTTGGAACCGTTAAAACACGTATTAACCTAGCTGCCACTGAGATGGCTAAATAAGGAGCGACTATGCTTGACATTCTTTCTGGGGGCTTACTCGGTTCCATCTTTGGCGGGGTGTTCCGTATGGCCCCCGAGGTGCTCAAGTTTTTTGATAAGAAGAACGAGAGGCAGCACGAGGCCTTAATGTTCTCTCGCCAATGTGATTTAGAGCAAATGCGCGGTCAAATGAAACTTGCAGAAATAGGCGCTCAACGCGAAGCCGCCATTGACGTCGGGGTCATGGATGCCTTCAACAACGCCATTACACAACAAGCAGAGATGGTCAAAGCCGCTGGTGGCTGGGTAGCCAGCCTGTCAGCTTCCGTGCGCCCCGTAGTCACATACTGGGTGTTGTTTGTTTGGTCTTTCATCCACGTATGGTTTGCATGGAACGCATGGCTTGCCGGTGCTCCGGCCGTAGAAGTGTTTAAGACCATGATGACACCTGACTTCTCAGCCCTTCTATCCGGAACGATAAATTATTGGTTCCTTGATAGAACTCTCAAGCAGCGCGGAATATGAACTTAGAGTTAGCCGCTGCTCTGTGCCGACAGTTTGAGGGCTACCGGGCCAAGCCGTACCTATGTCCAGCCGGAGTGGCCACGATCGGGTACGGCTCAACGTACTACGCAGACAAGCGCAAGGTGACCCTAGAGGACGCCCCCATGGATGAGCCCACAGCACGAGCGCTGCTGATGATTGAGCTGGAGCATACGTACTTACCCGGTGTTTTGCGTAACTGCCCCGGCTTAATTACTGACGTTCGCAAGTGCAACGCGGCCGTTGACTTCTGTTACAACCTTGGGATTGGCCGTCTCCAGACTTCTACCCTGAAACGCAAAATCAATGCTCAAGACTGGGAAGGCGCCAAGGAACAGCTCATGCTTTGGACCAGAGGTGGGGGTAAAGTATTACCCGGCCTTCTAAAACGCCGACAAGCAGAATGCTTGTTGTTAAACGATTCTTGACGTAAAATCTTTGCGGGGCCCGTGCGCCCGCAAGAGGCCGCTTAAAGCGGCTTTCTCATTTGTGGAGCAAATATGGCAACAGCAAATCCTTTTGATATTCGGACCGGAATCTCTGGCGGAGCTTTGACTCCGGCCACGGACACAGCCGCTGCCCAATACACCGCGCAAGAGCGCGCAGTGCAAGCCGGTACTGAGACCGCAGCCGGTCAACTTGAGTCTATCCTTGCCCAAGACAGCCCCTTGATGCAGCGTGCCCGCACGCAAGCATTGCAAGATATGAACCAGCGCGGGCTGATCAACAGCTCCATGTCAGCCGGTGCCGGTGTCGCCGCCATGATCGACCGCGCCACGCCCATTGCTCAGCAAGATGCTGAGATCTATTCCAACCGAGCTCTTGCCAACATGGGCGCTGTCAATACGACAGGCTTGGCCAATGCTGGTGAGCAAAACAAATACGGGTTGCAGTTGGGTGCACAGAAATTCGCAGCAGCTGAAAATTTAGCTGGCCGCGAGTTTCAAACGGCTGAGCGTTTGGGCGGTCAGACTTTTTCGTCTGAGCAAAATCTAGCAACACAAAATTTCACCAGTGCTCAAAAAGCTTTAGACCGTGCCCAAGAAGTTTCTCTTACAGATAAAAGCATCGAAGCCCAAAAGTCTTTGCAAAATGCGCAGCAGGTTTTTACTGGGGCTCAAAACGAACTTGAACGTGTAAACCAAAAAGCTTTGCAAGAATCGCAGCAAACCTTTACCGGCACGCAAAGCGCGCTGGACCGTACGCAGCAAACAGCAATTGTTGATAAACAAATCACAGCTAATAAAGACTTGCAAACAGCCCAGCAGGTTTTTACCAGCGCAGAAAGCGGTTTGGCTCGTGCTCAAGAGATTGCCCTTACAGACAAAAGTATCAAGGCTCAAAGCGATTTGCAAACAGCTCAACAAACTTTTGTTAGTGCGCAAAACGTTTTGGACCGCGCGCAGCAAGTTTCTTTGCAAACAGCCCAGCAAGTTTTTACCAGTGCAGAAAACGGTTTAGCTCGTGCTCAAGAAGTAGTTCTTGCAGACAAAAGCATTGCGGCCCAGCAAGCTTTGGCCACAGCTCAACAAACCTTTACCTCTGCGCAAAACGCTTTGGATCGCGCGCAGCAAACCGCTATTTCTAACGCTCAAATTACGTCTAGTCAAAATTTGCAAGCAAGCCAAATTGCGGCCAACGCCTCTTTGCAAGCAGGTCAGATCGCGGCCAACGCAGCTTTGCAAACAGCCCAACAAACTTTTACCAGTGCGCAAAACGATTTGACCCGTGCTCAAGAGGTTGTCCTTACAGACAAAAGCATCAAGGCTCAACAAGATTTGGCCACGGCTCAACAGACCTTTACCAGTGCGCAGAACGCGCTGGACCGCACTCAACAATCAGCAATTGCTGATAAACAAATCACGGCCAACAGCGCGTTGCAAACAGCCCAACAGACTTACACTACTACGCAAAATCAGCTAGACCGTACTCAACAAAAAGCAATTGCAGATTTGCAAATTGCTGCAAATGCAACCAACGTTGGAACAGCCTTTAATTTGAACACCGCCGCAGCAACGCTTAATTCCATCAACGCTATTGCCCTAAATGGGGACTTGGATGCGGCAGCTAAAGCAACGGCTGTTCAAAATGCCATAGATGCTGGCAACGCTACCCTTTCTTGGGCCGCAACGGTTTACAACACTCCCGTGACAAAGCTTAATTTTACAACGACCACAGGCGGTGGATCTACAACGACCTCAGGTGGTGGATCTACAGCGACCACGGATGCCGCAACTACCAAGGTTGCCGGTAGAGGAGCTACAACGACCGACGATTCGTATAGCGCCGCAGGTCAAGGCGGCGATGGCGGCGGTGCACCATGACCAAAATTGTTTGCCGCAAAGCCAAATTAGACGATGTTCCGGCTATCGTCGATTTGGCGGTGGAGTCTGTGTCTCAAAACCCGTTGCCCGTCAAGATTGATCGTGCAGCCATGGAGCAGACCACCAGAGCTGCAATCAATCCGGCCCATTTCGTGTGGGTTGCGGAGGTCGAGGGCAAGGTGGTCGCCGCAGTAGGTGCCGTGGTCCAACCGTCGTTCTGGTTTGAAAAGCTTCAGTGCTCTGTGCTGCTGTACTACAGCCGGGTACCCGGAGCTGGGCTGCCGTTGTTGCGTGAGTTTGCTAGATGGGTTAAAAGCCGATCAGCCATTAAAGTAGCTGTATTGGAGCTGGAGCCAAGTGCCGATCCTCGGCTTGTAAAGTTTTTAAAACGGGCGGGATTTGAGCGTGAATCCTTAAATCTCTCCTACATAAGAAAGGTTGCTGTATGAGTCAAGTTGTTAAAGGAATTGGCCGAGCCATTTCCGGCGTTGTTAACGGTGTAGTAAACGTTGTTAAAAGCGTCGCCAGTTCTAGTTTGGGCAAAATTTTATTAACCGCAGCAGCTGTTTATTTTGGCGGTGCCGCTTTGATGGGGGGCTTTGGTGCTTCCGCTGCGGGAGGCAGCTTCCTTACAGGGGCCTCCGCTGGGCTATCGGGGGCGGCCACGGGGGTTTCAACCGCGTGGGGCTCTTTAATGGCCGGTAATGTTGGCGCGGCTGGCTCGGCTCTTGGCTCAGGCTTTACTGGTGCAAGCGCTGCTGGTGCTGCAACCACAGCGCCTGCCGGCTTGGTAACCGGTGCTATGGGAGGCGGAACCGGTCTGACTGCCGGCACCGGCGGTGCAACGGGCTTGACGTCCACACCCGGAGCGTTGACCAGTGGCACAACAGTACCCGGCGCAGCAAGTTTAAACATTCCCGCTTCAGCCGGTTTAAATTCTGCCGGTGTAGCCAGTACTCTTCCAGTGGGCTCAACTCTTTCAGCCCTTAACACGGCAGCTGCGCCAGCGTCATCTGGTTTTTGGAGCGGCTTAGGTCCTTATGGCCAGTACGCCGCTATCTCTGGCGGCACTCAGCTTATCGGTGGTGCAATGCAAGGCTACGGTGCTCAGCAAGAAGCCCAGCGTCAAGAGAAGCTGTCGGCCGACGCACGTGCCCGTTACAACAAAAATATCAATACTCGCCTCTTTGGTTAAAAGGAAGTCATCATGGCTGGACTCATTCAACAAAATATGCCTATGCCTGACCAACAGGCGGCTCCTGCGCCTATGCCTGCGCCCGAGCAACAGGCGGCTCCTGCGCCTGAGAAGGACGCTTCGGACCCGGGCTATCAAGCTGCGCTTGAGCTTGCAATGACGGCTCTTTACTCAAAGAAAGCCGCCAAAGATATTGCAATAAGTTTGCGGGCAAACAAAAATCCCGTTGATGCTTTAAGCAACACCGCATACGAAATGATGTCCATCATTGACGAGCGCACAGAAGGCGCCGTGCCAGATGAGTTGTTGGCCTTGTTGGCCACCAACATTTTGGAAGAGATTGCTTCAATTGCGGAAGCTGCAAATATTCCTGTCAAGCCCTCCGATCTTGCGCTGGCCTTAAAACAAATGATCTTGCGATTCCTCGGTGAGCAAGGCGTCGACACAACACAACTGCAACAAGCCATGGATCAGGTGGACCCAGAAGAGTTCAACCGCATGGCCGCACAGGAGGCTTAAATGGGCGGACTTATTTGGAGCGGGATCGGCCAAGGAATCATGGGCGCTGGCCAAGCAATTGGCGGAGCCATGATGAAAGACCTTGAGTATCAACGTCAACTAGAAGCCGAAGGCCGTAAAGAAGAAAACTACATCCGTCGGATGGAAGAAGCCCAGCGCATCAAAGACGAAGCCGCTGAGAAAAAAGCAGAAGAGTTGCAACAGCGCGTGATCAAAGAAACCGCTGCCGCACAAGAAGTTGCCAGAGATATACCCATGAACCGGGTGGTTAAAGAAGTTGCATCCCGCACGCCCTCCATGTCAGAGGACGAAATTAAGCAGATGCTAACTGAGCGGCCTGAGTTGAAACAAGCCTACGAGAAAGCTGGCGTTGCTTCAAAAAAGAACGAAAGCCTTGAGCGCACTGAGGGCGCCATCGCTGCTGCTATGTCGGCGGGTTCTCATTCAACCACCATTCTCAATCTTCAAAAACAACGGTCCGCAGTTCTTGACGAAATCAAACAAGAGTTTAAAGAAAAACAAGAAACCGCTCGGGCAGATCGTTTTGAAACAGTGACCGGTCAAACTGCCGAGCGTTTAGACATCTTGGCTAAGAACTCTGAAACAATGGCTAAGAACGCAATTACTGCTGAGACTCGTGCCAACAAAGAAGGTAAAACTCGAAACACCCGCGAGACTACTGCTGACTTGCAGCGCCAAGTTGAATCGGCCAAAGATGCTTTGTCTGAAAAATTGGGTGTGTCAACCAAAGAGCTTTACCCAGAAATTGCGCGCCTTGAAAAGAAAGCCGCAACAGATCCAAAAGCAAAAGCCAAGCTTGAAGATTTGCAAGAAAATCGAGACCAGCTTAAAGCAGCTCGTTCTAAGCTAGACCAGTGGACAGCCAAAACGGCCAAAGAAGAAGAGGCCCCTGCTGCTGAAACAACACCCCCTAAACCTAACATTGCAAATATTAAGGGCGCGCCTGCCGGGTCAACTGTTGGTAGCTACACGAGTCGTGGCTGGGAAGTCAAAGACGCAAGCGGTGTAGTTCGTGGTTACGTTGGGAAATAAACATGCGCTTTATTCCGCTTTCAGACTTTGAAAAAGATAGCGGCCTAACGTTTAGGCCAATCGAAGATTTTGAAGTTCGTGATACCGGGGATGATGCCGCACGTTTGGCCGCGCGCTACAAAGCGCCCGAGCCCCCACCGCCTGAACCCCAAGGCCTGATCTCACGCGCGTTTGAGACGGTCAAAGGTACTGTTTCCAACATCCCCGCTGCCCTTGCTGAAAAGTTTACGCCTTACAAGAGCGTGATGGAGACCTATCAGCCCACGGTTGAAGAGCGGCAAGCCGACCTTAACAAACGCTTGAGCTACGGCGCTGGTCCTGTTAGTTTGCAGACCGTGGCCAAGGCCGACGAGATGCGACGCGGCATGATCCCGATCGAACCGGGTCCGGTGTTGACCGTGGCCAAGGCCCGTGAGCAGGCTAAAGAAACCAGCTTTTTTGATTTGGTTGATAAGGCTAAAGAAGCCGAAACCTTTGAAAGCAACTCCGAGACTTTGCGTCGTCAACGTTTTGGCGAAGAGAACCCACTGACCGGTGCTCTTCAAGCTGGCATGGCGTCAAGCCTAGCAGGAACAATCAATGCTCCGACCGTTGCCGCCCAACTGTTTAACGACTTTACAGTTAATCCTTTGCTTCAGGCTGCTGGCATGCAACCACTGCCTAAAGTTGGCCAGATGTTTGGTACTGAGTATTTGACAAAGACAGCGGCTGAGTACATGCCAAAGATTAACAGCCGTTCATCGGACGGCGCTATTGCCAGAGAAGAATTTGGCAAGTGGCTCGGCGTCAAACTTGCAGCTAATTTGCAATCAACCGGCATGTCAATGGCTGCCATGTTTGCGCCGCCGTTACGTGCGGTTTTGTTGCCTTCTATGGGCGCCACTTCAGCTGGCCAAAGCTATGTCCAAGGTGACCCAGCAATGATTGCTGCGGCTAAAGGATTGGTTGAAGTTGGCACCGAAATGCTGCCATTAAAAGCCTTTGACAAAATTGGCGATGCGCTTAAAGGCTTATCGCCGCTTAAGCAAAGTTCCGTTTTGGCCGTTGCCGGTCAAAGACTTTTGCAAGCCGGCGGCCAACAGACTATTGTTAGCGTGACTAATGCCATTGAAGAAACAGCTGCTCAATTTGGCGGCAATGTTTTGGACAAGTATTTCCAAGGCAAGGACATCGAGCTGACTAAGGGTTTGAAAGACGCAGCCATTGTTGGCGCGGTTAGCGGCGGCCTTATTTCCTCCCCACAAACAGCCGGTATTTTGACCGGCCGCTACGAGCCTCAAAATCAAATTGCGCAAGCCATCAATGAAAACGTGGCCAACACCCAGTTTACTGGAATAGATGAGTTAGCCCGCCAGCAGCTGAGTCCTTTTAGCAACGCGCCAACCAATCTAAACATTGGCAAAATCAACGTCGAGCCGGTCGATACCAGCACGATCTTTACCGCCACAGACGCAAGCAGCGCAGCAACGGCAGCAGCTGAGTTGGCTGGTGGTATCCCAACGGTCAACTTGCCCCCAATCAATTTGCAGCCGCTTAATTTGCCCGGCCAAATTGAACCCACTTTAACAAATCTGGCCTTACCCCCGTTGCCTCGCGCAATTGAGCCCTCTTTAACGGGCTTGGCTTTGCCTCCGTTGCCGCCAACGGGCGAACCAACGTTTGATGCCAACGCGCCCCTTCAACCAGATGTTGCTACCGAAAAACAGTTTGGTTTGGACAAGTTGCGTTTGACGCCACCTCGTCCACAAAAGATCCAAGGCCAACCTGTTACCAGCTTGACAGACGATCAACTGACAACAATTGCAGGCGACGAAACCATCCCAGCAATTACCCGCCGTAGCGCATCAGTTGAGCTTACAGCGCGTCAAAACGAAGTGGCTGATACTACCCTAGCCACTGGACTTGAAACCGCTCCTAGCGTACCATTGGCTAATGCACCAACCAACCAAAACGCAGGCATCATTGCCGACAAAACCCTTGCCCTTCCAGAGTCGCAAGTGCCTAGTACCGCAATTGCGCCAGTGGGAGGAGAGTCTGCCGCCGCTGGAGCGAGAGCAATTGCACAAGTTGCTATCGACCGGTGGGCTACTTCCAACGGTGTAGAAACCCCAGCGGTTTTTAACGCTGCCCCAGCCGAGCTGGATAGCGCAGTCAATCAAATTGGCGAAGCTCTCAACAGCCAATTTGGCGGCAAGCTTTACGCCTACATAGACCCACGGCCCAACGCGCTGAACGGCGTTGCCATTGGCGGCGCCGCTTTCGTAAACACGGCCAACGTGGACGTCAACGTTGCTCGCACCAGCATTCACGAATTCCATCACACGGTTGAGCAAATTGCTAAGCTCGAAGCCAGACAGGGTTTGGTTGACACACCTGCTCAGCAGTACGTTGCCAGTGTGAACACGGTCTTTGATGACATGACCGAAGACGGCAAGCGCTCTTACCTTGTAAAGTTCTTGAACGCGGAAGAGCTGGCCGGCATCACAGATCCTGTTGCAAAAGAGCAACGCATTCAAGACTTGATGGCGTCCCCAACTACCCGCTCTGAAATGGTCGCCGACTTCTTGGGCAACAGGTCCACCGACAAAGAATTCTGGAAAGACCTTGCTGCTACAGATCCCAAAGGATTCAAGGGTTTTGTCGACAAGTGGCTTGGCATCGTTGACAATATGCTGAGCGTGCTTAAAGGCACACCAACTCAAGGCCAAAAAGAATCGGCCTTGGTTGACACTTACATTCGAGATCTGAGCAAAGCAAAAGTGATTGCTCGAGATGCGCTTATTGCGTACAGCAAAGGAACCCTAAATGCAGACACCACAGGAACTCAAGGAATATCGCAACTTGCAGCGTCAAATCGACAACTCGCTGGTGGAGATGGGGGCGGTCAAGCCCCAGAGTACGGAACAGCCCGCCAAGGCGCGGTCTCCGTCGTTGCCCAACACTTCTCAACCCAACCTCGTACCTCGTTAAATGGAGCTTATTATGGGACTGGCCTCAAAGGTGCAGAGCGCGATCGGCTGGACAGTAGCCCAGATCCTCGCCTCAAAAACCGCGTTTATTTCTATGTTGACCAAGGCTCCGGCGTCAGACCAGAAGCAGGAGTCGGAGGTATCGCCCACGAAGCCAAGCTCAACAACATCTACGACCCCGAAACAAAACTGATTCCACCAAAGGGCAGCTTCAATGCCTTTGAGTCAGCTGTAATCAACGCCGGATTTGACGGCTATCTGGCCCCCTTTGGGAACAACCAGTCAGCCGTCGTGTTGCTGGGCCCGCGCCACTCTGCCGTACCCGTAAGATCTTTGGGTCGCGTGGCCGGTGCCCCAGCCCCTACACCAGCCGAACCCACAACGCTGAAGAAGGGGCTTCTTTCCAAAGAGTTGGCCGCCATCAAGGCTTCCCGTGTACCGGGTGCTCGCGTTGCTGCTGGCAATCTGGAGATCCCCGCCACTTCACGCGACGCAGCCAACGTAGAGTTGGAACGCATCGGCAGTGACGTCAGGTTCAGCAAGAAAACAGCACCCGCTAGGGTTATGTTTGAGGTCGCCCCCGATCCTAACAATACCGAGCTTACCGCTCGTTGGGACGCAGTGCCTTTTGAACGCAAGATTGAAATCAGCCAAAGGGTTGCTGAGAAGATCATGCCTCAAGTGTTTAAGCTCGCCGGCGTTAGGGCTAAGATGACCCCGCAGTTGGGCGGCTATCTTGAAAAAACAAGTCCTTCGTTTGCTGCGCTTGTTTCAAGCACGGCATCTGCTCAGCAGCTCATGGATGTTGCTCGGTTAGGCGGGTTTGGTTTAGCTCAAGACAGCATGATGGTTTTGGATTCCAAACCTTTTGAAGGTTCATCACCTATCGGTTTGATCACGATCACGTTGCCAGAAAACATGGTCGATCAAAAATCAGTCGACGCCGTTTATCAAGACTTGCGGCAGGTGTCGCCAGAAAACATCAGCGGCCACACAACGGTTGGGCAAGAGATGGTTTTGGCCGTTCCTTCTGCTAGTATGGACGACCTTGCATCAAAAATAGAAAGCGTTCTTGGCAATCGCCCGGAAAACTTTATTTTAAAAACCGGGGATGGCCAGATGGCCTTCCCCTCCAAAGAGGAGTATGACTATGGTCAAGAGGGAACAGGGTCTCCCGAGCTTCTTGCAAAACGGACAGAGGCTCGTCGCATCCGCGAAGAAGCCAGCGCCGCCATCGAAGCCGAACTCGCGAAAGATGAAAGTACCGGCGGGCGCAAAATAGACACAGGCGTTTATCGCTCTGTTGCAGACGCCTTCGGTCTTTCCCAAGCAGAGTACAACGCCAGTGCTCTGCCCCTAATGTTGGGCGGTGTGAAAGGCAAAACCTTCCGCGCCCCCAACATTGGCGGCATTCCAGAAACCATTCAATGGCTGGATCAGCGATACCGCGATTCAGGCATGCCGACCCTTGACATCAACAAAGACGAGGACCGCAGCACACTGGCGCGCATGTTGGCAGCTGAAGCTGTTGGCGCAATCCGCAGCGCCGGCAATGCCGTTGAATGGTACGACGAGACCGTAGCTAAAACGCTACGCATCATGGCTGTCAAATACCCAGAGTTGGACACGGACCCGAACGCACGCAATGCTTTCTTGATGGCCGTTGCCATCGCCTCTCAGACAATGAACGTGGAAGCCAACCTGACTTACGCGTCTAGTCAATACGAAGCCTTCCGCGCAACAGGCAAATTCCCTGAAGTCGGCAAAGGCAAATCTGCGCCGGCCATGGCTAAGAACTTTGCATTGGCCAACGATGTGATGGCCGATATGGGGCCGGATCTTCTGCGCCGCTTTTTGCAAACTGAGTTCACCAAACGTGAGCTGGAATCTATTGGTTTTCCAATTGGCTCTGAGTCGATGGATGAGAAGATGCTTGGCTCGGCCATCTTTGGCCCCAAGATTGGCTTCGGCTTTTACAGTAATCTCACCGGCAACTTCGAACCAATTACCATGGACATGTGGTTCATGCGCACCATCGGCCGCCTTAGCGGTACGCTGCCAGCGTTTGACCCAGTCCTGTTTCCCAAGCAAGTGGCCAAGCTGCGCGCCGCTTTGGCTGAGACCGGCGATTCAAGCCGGGGCCTTTATGCCGCAGACTTTAAGCCGGAAGATGTTGCCGCTGCGCAACAAACCGACGAGGGCGCAATTGCTTTGGCGCGTAAAATATACAGCCTACACAACCGGCAATTTATCAAAGAGCGGGCTGCGTTTGACTCAGGCGCCCGCGTTAAAACCGCTTTGGTAGGTGCGTCTAACGGGATTATTAAATCGGCTGACAAGCCTACCGACTCCCCCTCTAGCGGCGGTGAACGCCAGCGTCTACGTGACGTAACCCGTCAGTTGGTGACTTTGGTTGAAGAGCAAACCGGCAAGCGCGTACCCCCGGCCGCTTTGCAGGCTTTGATCTGGTATCCAGAACAAGAGCTGTACAAAAAGCTGGGCGTTGATCTGCAAGTGACTAGCCAAGACTACGCAGGTGCGGCAGAATTACTACTTACGAAAGAAGGTTTTGATGGAAAACGAATCAGCACAGCAGCCGAATCTGGACCAAGACCAACACGACAAGTGGCTGGCGAGTCGGTCGCGGGAACAAATAAGCAGGCTGGCCAGCCGAGCGGGCCAGCTGGCCCGATCCAAGGAGAAGAGCGGGAAACTTTCATCGGAAACCGCATCTCCCTCAAAGACATCTTCGCCGGATTAGAAAAGCGCGGATTGGCCAAGGCCAACACGGAGGCTGTGATTGCGCGGCGGTCAGATGCGGCTCAGATCCAATACATGCAGGATAATTTCCTCGACATCCTTGACGAGCTGGACACCGCTGGCTTAGTTGAAATCAATTGCAAATAAGGGTTTACCATGACACCAACAATGATCATTTCTGCCGACCTCAAGCGCATGCTAGACGACGCAATCCACGCTGAGCTTTACGCCTCAAACCTGTACAAGCACATTGCCAATCAGGTGCAGCGCCTTGGTTATCTTGGTGCAATGAAATTCTTTTTAAAAGAAAGCGAAGCCGAGTTGGACCATTACCAACTGCACGCCCAATTTCAAAACGACGTTGGCTGTGTAGCTAAGGTCCCCATGATTGAGGCTATGACCGCCTCGGTTAAGTCGTTTTCTGACGCCATGGAATTGGCCTATGAAACCGAGCTTGAGCTTTACAAAAATTACAAAGACTACTACTCCCAAGCAAGTAGCGACCCCGTGGTTCAGCAGTTCCTGCTGCAGTTCTTGGAGCTTCAGCGCACCAGCGTTGGCGAGTACGGCGATTTGCTTGCCCGCATCCAGTTAGTGGACGGCGACAAGGCAGGCATGCTCTTGATCGATCAGGAGCTGGGAGCCTGACCACATGGCAACCTGTAAATACACGTTCACTGGTGCTGACGGTAAGAGCACCACAGTTGAGGGCATACCCGCACTTAAAGAATTTCTTCTTCAAGGCGCGCTTGAACAATACCTGCCCAGTCGTGCAGCAGAAATGCTGGCGCCTAAAGCTGACGAAGATGTGGGCGCTCCTTTTGACGTAGCCTTTAGCGGCCGACAAACGCCGGTTAAAGACTGGCCCCGTACAGAAAAACCCGATGTCTTTGAAGCCAAGCCCGGTGACTCTATTACCGTGATTCGCTTGGCCAACATGGAAGGCCTCGTAAATACCAACGCCGCCAGCGTCGAAGGCTTGGCCAGCTACATCTCTATGATCGACGATGATGAGACCGGCGCGGGATCAGAGGGCGTTAACTCAGACACCATCTACGTGTACAAAGTCAAAGTGCCTGAAGGCGGCTTTGGTGAATACAGCTTGCTGCGTGCGGGTAAACCCGTAGGGGGCGGCGCTGTTACAAAAGCCGGTCGTCAACCTGCGCGCTACGGCGGTTACTGGTACTCATTCACTGAGGGCACAGAGGCCGACCTTCTTGCCACAGTTCCTTTGGCCGATGTGCGCAAAGCGGCCGCAGCCATTGAAAGGGAGCAAGAAGACGCAGCACCTTGGAGCAAAGGTCCTATGACCGATGAACAAGCGGCTGCGCTTAAGGGCAACTTCGATCGCATTGGCACCGAGGACGGGGCCAAAGCGCTGCGTGACGCGTTTGCTGGCGCAGGCATAAGCCTTAGCCGCCGCGAACAAACTGAAAGCACTGGGATTAACGTCAATCAAGATGGTGAAAATCAATACGCAGATAAAATTGTTGACGGCCAAAAAACTTTAGAAACTAGGGCTTCGGATTCGCTCCGCCCTTATGTAGGAAAACGAGTTGCTATTGTTAGAACTGGCGACGGCCCTGCTAAAGCAATTGGCGCGGTAACAATTGGCGAGCCTATAAAAGTAACTACTCAAAAACAATTTGATCAATATCGAGATCAAACTTTGGTGCCCAAAGATTCCAAGTTTGACATTGCCCCGGGCGGCGTTAAATATTTATACCCCGTAGAAAACCCAGTTCGATATGCAACCGAGCTTGATGTTGGCCTTGGCATTGTAGCCCGTAAAGTAATTGCGCCTAGCCTTAGCCGCCGCGAACAAAAGAACGCAGCAGCAAGCCGCGTATCCAATGTCAGCTCTGATCGCTTTAAGCGCACCGACGAATTGCAGCAAGCCGTCACCGACTTGCAAGAAGGCAAGATTACCCAAGACGAATACAACGCCATGGTCGACAACCTTCGCCCGGTCTATCCGTACGAAAAAGTCCCTGCGCTTACAACACCAGCCGACGCTAAATATGCCTTGGCCAATGGCCGTGGTCAAAGCCTAGAGAAGGCAGCCAAGTACGGCCTGCCATCAGACACCTTAACCAAAGGCGACTTTGCCCAGCTACGTTTGGACATTCCTTCGTATCAAGAGCATGACTCGTGGGTGGTTAGCATTCACACACCCAAGTCCACCAACCGTGAAGTGCAAGCAGCCTACGACGCAGGCACTGTCATTGGCTACGAATCCGTAGCAGCAATGACCGATGTAACTTTTGGCATGAACCAAAAGGCAGCAACCAAAATTGCACAGGGTACAAGCAAAGGCACTATTGCCACCATGCTTGGCAAGTGGAAACCCATTAGCAACCAAGCCGCAAAGGTTCGGGCTGATGCCGCTATCAAAGACCCGGCTTGGACACAGGTCGGTATGGACCCATTCCGACACAGCTACTTCTACGACCGTGACACCATGCAGCCTGTGCTCAAGGCTGATGAGGTAATTCAGATCGGCCCTCTGGTGTTGGCCAAGAACGCTACGTTTAGCGAAGATGGCAAAGACATCACCGGTGCGCCAATCGCTTTTAGTCCTCGCGGGGCCAACGACATCAATGCCAAACTTGAGCAGCTTATCTTGTCTGACTTTGGCGGTGCTGTTCGGCAGTACTCCGAGATTGAGGGGACCGAGAAGGGTAAGAAGATTGACGTCGACCTTATCCGCAACCTGTCCCCCGAGTACCGCGCAGACCGCAGCCTTGCACCGCAAGTGCATGAGGCGTCCAGCGCATTCAGTCAAATGCTGTATGACCAACGCCTTGAGGAGTCCAAGCCGGGCGGCGTGATCACGTTTATGTCTGGCGGTGGCGGAGCTGGTAAATCTTCAGCCGAAGCCTTGCTTGCGCCTATCCTCAACGAGTCGCACACAATCTTTGACGGCACGCTGTCCAGCATTGACAAGGCCAAGCGAAACATCAAGGCCGCGCTCGACAAAGAGCAGTCTGTTATAATTGCTCATGTATACCGCGAGCCGGTAGACGCGTTGGTAAACGGCGTGTTCAACCGCGCGATGGACCCAAAGAACGGACGAACAGTGACCCTTGAGTCGCTGGTTAAAACGCACGCTGGTTCCAACCAAGTTATCCGCCAACTGCAACAAGAGTTTGGCAATAACCCACTATTCAAAATCCACGTGATTGATAACTCACGCGGTTCAGGCAACTATGCAGAGATCGATATTGCAGATCTCCCCGTCGTAAGCAGGGAAGGCTTACTGGAGAAGTTCCAAGATGCAACAGAAGAAGAATTCGACGCAGGCCGAATCAGCCAACGCGTCTACTACGCAACCCTCGACACGCTTAAGTCCCGCGCAGATGGAGGCCAAACTAAAGCTGAGCAGAATGTCCAGCGCAATCAGCGAGAAGCTGAAAGAGGGCAAGAGCCTAGCGGGCCGCAATACTCCGTAAAGCAGCGCGAGCTTTCCGAAGACGCCAAGCAACAACAAGTCTTTCTGCAACAGAAGGCCGAAGAGGCTGGCTACAAAACAATCGACGAGTTTGGCGACAAAGACTTTGACGCCTTTGTCCTAGCCGCTTCTCAGTGGCGCCAAGAAAACCCGGCTGACATGATGTTCAGCAACCGTCAGACCGAGGGTTGGATTCTTAGCCGTGATGAGACTGGCCGCTTCCGCTTCGGCGCAGGAGCCAAGGCCTATCGGGCTGTGGCCGATGTGGCCAACAATGTTCTCGACATAATCGGCATGAAGCCAGTCAGCCCAGAGCTTAGCCGGGCGCTGCGCAAAATGAAGACTGAGGTTGAAAAGGCTCAAGACCTTACGGTCAACGTAGCCGAAAAACTTAAAGACCTGCCAGAGCAAGAGCGCCAGATGATCAGCGATGTCATTGAAGGCGAACTTAAACGCGGCGTCAAGCCGCCCAAGCGAGTGCTGGAACTGGCCGCCTCAATGCAATCAATCATGTCTGAGCAGACCGCAGAACTGGTACGCCTTGGCATGTTGACACCAGAAGCTGCTGGTCGCTGGGACGGCAAATACTTGCCGCGTTTCTACGAGTCCAAGATTGGCGACGAAACAAAAGCATGGATGAAAGCGGCCAAGAGTTTGATGGGCCGCACCCGCACAATGCAGGGGATCACTGGCAACAGTCTTAAGGCTCGCGGTATGTTTGAGAACGTGCCGGTGGCTGACGTGCAAGACTGGCTTGACTTAGGCTGGGAAGTTCGTGATGCCACGTTCGACCCCTTGACCAGCGACACCGTGACAATGTGGCGTGACTACACACGCGACGAACGTGACGACATGGGCGAGATCCGCGATGCCATGTTCCGTTTTGTCATGGGCTACAACAAGTCACAGCGCGATCTAGCGCTTGGCCGTCTGTACGAAAACCTAGCAGCCAATTACGCCAGCCGCACAGAGCAGCCGGGCTATGTAAAAGTCCCTTCAACCACAATTGAAGACACCGCAAACGTTCGCCGTTACGGCAAGCTTGGTGGTAAGTGGGTGCCCAAAGAAGTGATGGACCAGCTCAGCACCTTTGACAGCTCGATGCAAAACGATTTGCTCAAGATGTACCTCAAAGGTTTGTCAATGTGGAAAGAGGGCAAGACCGTTCTCAATCCAGTCTCGCACGCCAACAACGTATTGTCTAACTTGACGATGGCCCACTTTGCCGGCGTGTCCTATTGGGACGCGGGTAAGTACGCCGGCGCCGTGCGCGACTTGATCAAGGGCGACGCCATGGTCGACGAAGCCAAAGAAGCCGGCTTGTTTGGTGGAACGTTTAACCGTTCTGAGTTGATGGACCAGTTGCCAGAACAACTCAAAGCCATGGCTCAGATGAGTGAGTCTAAAACCGGCATGGCAGCAGACCGTGTGTTCAATGCCCTGTCATTCTTCTTGCGCAAGCCCGCTGGCAAAGCATACGAAGCTGAGGATTTGTTCTTCCGCTATTTGATTTATCGCGATGCCCGTAAACGTGGTTTAGATATTGACGACGCGGTCGACTATTCGCAGCAATTTATTTTTACCTACGACGACCTGCCCACGGGCGCCCGTTTGGCCCGTGACTTTGCGTTGCCGTTCTTCAGTTACACATACAAAGTCGTGCCGGTGCTGGCC